CTCTTCAGCGAGTGTTGTAATCTGTCCTGCCGTTTGTTCATCAAAATTTTCTTTTACATATATAAATTTATCATTGTATTTTCTCCATTCTATATACATATGTACTTCCTATTTTGTTTTTATCTAGTACTCTATACTCCGGAATAAACTTCTCTAATTTTGAGACATCTTCAAATGATATTCCATTGCCTTTTTGTATATCATAATCTCTAGTCGTACGACCTTTATATGTGCTATAATCCACTTCACCTGTTGATTTTCTGTCTAACTCATTGACATCATTCTGCATATTTAACCAAGCTTGTCCTTTATATTTCCATACTTTATCTGGTTCTCCATGGTTTTCTATTTCTTCATATTCTGATATATATACTTTTGTTAAATCTCGTAATAACATTACTTAAATATCCTTATTGAAGCAACATCTATTCTTAACTTCTTTTCTATATCATTAAATGAACTTGAAATAGAACCCTCATTACGACTTAATAGTCCTTCTGAACCTCTAGCATTATATTCAGATATAACGGCTTTTTTTATGTATGGAAATAATTTATTATCAGTTTCTTTACGATTAGAAGCATCACAGGCAATAGAAGTCATATCTGCTATGATGTCTTGTATTATATTATCTGTATCTTCAATATAATTTGCTCCTAATCTTTGTTTTATTTGTTCTAACATCTATTGCCTTCCTTTCTACTATCCTCTTGAAATTATTCTTGCAATTGGAATAGCTTTGTGATTTATATAACTTCTATCTTCTTCTGATTCTTCACCAGAATTTACTAAATCCCAGTTAGAACCATTTTCAAGTTCTTTATCTGTTGGTGATAATGAAACTTGAGATTTCTTTTCGTATGAAATTCCAAATGGTGCAAATACTTTTCTTTGTCTGATATATAAAGTATCTTGTCCACCATTTTTTGATGGATTTCTATCCATTTCATATGGTACTTTTACTCCTACATCTTCAAAATCAATAGCACCTATACCTAGCACATAAGTTATATATTCTGTATGTGCTTCATCTGATACTTCATAATAATCTCCTATACTTCCAACAACAGGATTAGAAACAACTGTATATTTTGTTCCAGATTTTGTATAATATGTTTTTCCAGTTGTAATACTTGTATCAGCTGTTTTTACATATGTTGCTTCAACTTCTTCTGTTGGCATATCATCATCAATTATTACTAATTTACCATTCCATGTACCTAAGTCTAATTCTCTTGTTATACCGTCTTTATCAGTATATTTTAAGTGTTCTAATAAATTTAAGTTTTCGATATTTGTTGCAACATCTGAGTGCATAAATACTAATGCAAATTTCTTTTTATTTGCTCCACATGCTTTATTTGTTGCTGTATTTAATGTTGTTGCTTGAATGTTTCCTGTTACTTCTGTTGTATGTTTGTTAACAAATTCTAAGTTTTTAGCACCTGTCATTGAGAATATACCTTTTAATATTGCTAATATTGTATCTTGGTCTAATCCATCTTTATAGTCTGCTATTTGTTCAGCAACATTTTGCATAAAGTCTTTTCCTCCTGTTACATCATAAGAAAAGTCTTTTTCTACAAATCCTTTTGCTCTACCAACAACTACAACACCTCTTTCAAATGTTTTTGTTGATGTTGCTGTTATATCTGTTTGTCCATCATAATTTACTGCATCGCCTTCTAATAGTCCACGCATAGCAATTCTTGCATATGCTGTACCATCTTCATCAGCGAATACTTTTCTAATATCTTCATTTCCTGTTAAAGCTCTTGATTTCTTTAACTCGTTTGTTTTTAAATTTGGTATTCTATCTACTGAATACTTAAATGCTTTTTCGTTAAAACTTTTTGAATCAAATTTTCCCATTTTTTATTACCTTCCTTTTTTATAAATTTACTTCTGGGTGTTTATTTAGATATTCTGCCAATTCTGTATAACTCATTTGGCTTATATCTTTTTGAGTTACCCTTTCTCCTGTTTGTGGTGCTGGTTCTTTAGAATACTCACTTATTGCTTTTTCTCTGTCTGCTTTTGATACTTTTTCAAATATATCTAATTTTGAATTGATACTTTCAGCAGTTTCTCTTGAAAAATCAATAGTTTCTATGTATCCTAATGAGATACCTCTTTGACTTGCTTGGCGAATTGTTTCGTCTTTTAGTCTATAAGCATTTAGTTCGTTTTCAGCCTTATTAGCTCTAGCTCTTTCTTGCTCTAATTCATAAGATTTTTTTTGGTCTTCATCCATTTTTGCAAGTTTGTCAGCCTCTGCTTTTTTTGCTTCCATTTCTTCTAAAATTGCTTGTCTTTCTTTTTGCTTTTCAGCATTAATCATTTTGTTTACTTCATCTCTTGTAAAAGTTTTTTCTTTGTTTTCTTCTACTTTTGATGTTTCAACTTTTTCTACACTCTCGGCAGTAGATTCCATATTTGTTTTTGTTTCTTCGTTATTTTCCATAACCATTTCCTCCTTAACTTTTACGGTGTTATAACCAAACTATTTGACTTTTTACGGAAGTCTAACCAAACAAAAATAGACCTTTTAGAGCCTTGCCCATGGCATAAAAATAAGAGCTACGTCTAGCTCTTAAATTTGGTATATAGGTTAGGATTTGCACCTAACATGATAATTATTTTTTCACTTTATATTTGACATCAAGTGAGAGACAATCTATAACCCATAATAATGTTTTATCTAGTCAAAGTACTTCCAACACTAGGGCAATTATCTTATCCATACACATAGCGTCTACCTATTCCGCCACTCTCGCATAAATCAATTATAACATAAAATTGGCCAGAAAACAAATTTTTGAAACAAGCATAGACAGGAGGAATCACCATGCCCACCAAAATCAAAGTAGACGGCTGCCAGCTGGGCAACTGCAAGCGGTGTGCTCGGAATGTGGAACAGCAATAGAAATGAAAGGAACAGAGTGGTAGATTGAACCAATGGAGGAAACAAAGATGAAAACAATTAAAGATTACATTCAGGGAGAACGCTTCGTCTACGGAAAGAAGAACTGCATGGTTCTGGAACACATGGATGACGGGACGCTGTGTATGGTGTTGGACGAAGATTTTGAGTCGAAGTTCGGAGAAACTAACAACTTTGCTGAATCCGAGTTGAGAAAAAAATTGAACGGCGAGTACCTTGACGAATGGGTTAAGGATGGAGTCGACAGGGCGTCTTTTGTACTTATGCAAGTTGACCTTACGGTAAACGATGGGTTGAAAGACTATGGGACTTGCGAGTGTCTTTTGGCTCCCAGGACATGCGATCAACACAGAAAGTATCGGAATTTGATTCCTAATTCTAAAAATACTTGGGAATGGACGGCAACTGCATATAGCACAAAAGCAAATGGTTGTTCGATCACAGCGTATCAGGTGTCGGGTGCCGGTGGACTCAGCTTCGGCATCACCGTATTCGGCGCGGTTGGGGTGCGCCCGCTTTTTAAACTGAATCCTGACGCTATTATCGTTCCAGAAAGTAACGATACAGAAACACTCAAAATAAAAGTGGACAAACTTGAAAACATGCTTCATGACAGTTTCCAGGGTCATTTATTAAATGCACTGCGTGACCTTGAAAAGAAGTACGCTAAAAAAGAGAAAGCCTATATAGCAGAACGTACAGCAAAAGAGGAATTGCAGAAAAAGTGTGATGCAATGACTGTGCAGCAAGGTCATTGGGTGTATGACCCGAACGCTACAGATTGGGGGCTAGGTGGTTGGATCTGTAATTTGTGTGGACACAGGAACGACAATCTCCCAAATAACCAGCCGGATTCTAACCCTTATATCTACGCTGGCTCCCAGTATTGCCCTGCGTGTGGTGCAAAGATGGTTAAGGAGCAAGAAAGTTGAAGTACACAGAGACGATAGAGTGGTGGCAGCGCATCCTCTTCCCTAACGATCCAATCAGAGCATATTTTGAAAAAATTTTCGCTCAGATTGAGGAAAAGTACTCTTACCTTAATGAAAAAACTCCGCAGAAAGCAAAGCCTGCGGAGTTGAAACCTAAGAACTGGAAGGTAGGAGATCTGGTTTATCGACACTCTGAAATTCCTTCAAGGGATAATGGAAGTTACGTCATTACCGCTATACGGGGCGATCTTCTGACTATACGCCACACCAGAACCTACTTCAAGACGCGGATACGCATTTCGTGGATTGATAACAATAGAAGCGAATATTATAGTCGTCCTCCAGAAAAAGAAACGATCTGGAAGTATCAAACTGATTTCCTCTGGCGCGAAGACGGGACCTTCGAGCGGTATAGCTACATGATTGGAAACGAAAAGCCAATATCTTGCCATGCTGATTTTTGTATTGGGGATTGGTTGTGGTTCTGTGTCCCTCAACGTGCGCCAGTATTAGCGACTATTCGCAGCATCGATAAGGGACGTGGAATTTACTGGGTAGAGATCAACATGGCAGGGCGCCCAGTAATAGTCCCTGTCCACATCAATGAAGTACACTCAACGACCTCGCCGTGGTGGTCTAAACCAATGAACGTATCGTAACAAAAGAAAGGACGATCAAAATGAAATATATTGCAAACATCGTATGCAGTATCTTAGTCGAAGCAGACAATGAAGAAGAAGCAATGCAGCAGGCTACAGAACGCTGCGGTGAAATTGAAGGTCTGGAGTCCACTATCTCCGATGGTGTTGACCTTGTAGATGATGACGAAATGTGGATTTAGGATTGGAAGTGATGCAGTGCTTGAATGGGCTATAGCGCATCCATGGATGACGTTCATAATCGTAGTCGTACTGATAGATGCGATAAGAGATGTGTGGGTAACAATATTCCGCAATTTCTAGTTAAGGCTGGTGGCGGAGTATTGATTGATACTAGAACTCGCCAAATACAGATGGCGGGTGAAAAAAATACAGTGTAAGTCGAGAAGGAGGCTTGCCATATCAAAATCAAAGGTCAGCGATATGTGCTGAAGCTGCACAGCAGCAGGCTAAAAAAAGAACAGTGGAACCTACATATTACCTTGCAAGAGGCAAGGAGAAACGAAGAACTGATTGCCCTATCGGACAGCAATACCCTGCGGATGATAGACGCAATCAACGGGGTCAAAGACGTAGACAAAAAGGCGGCGGCGATTCAGAAAGAGATCCGCTACATCAAGAAATTGGAAACTTCTAAAGCAAACCGCCGCCGCATCAGAGACCTGCACACAGAATTGGACAACCTTCTTTACAAGCCAGATTATATGTGCCTGATCATTGACAGGGATGCAGATTACGACAAGGCTTGCGAGAGTGGTTTTACCATCAACGACATCCATTACGAGAGGTTGCTGGGAACAAACGGAGGAGTCAAGAACAGCACCATTGTCTTTGTCAGCTCCAGAGTAGCGCCGGAACTAAAACGCAGGCTGGAAAATGGTCGCGACCCTAACAAAGAGATGGTGCCAGCAAAGTTTGAGTCTTACAAGGCTCTTTCCTGTAGTGGCTCCTTCCCCGTTTCCCTACCCCGTGGTATCTGCGTGGTGCCGGATTGCGTGACACATTTTAAATCCAACATCATTTACCTCAACGATGAAAACGACGGTGAGCCGGTGATGGAATACCGAGAGAATGAAGAAGTGGAGCTGATCGACAGCGACGGCTATGGCCTCATGCTCCCCTCACTCGCAAAACGGTGGAGTGATGAGTTGGGGCTTGATTACATCATGGCCGGAGCCAATACAAGGTTTTCCTGGGAAAAAGGCATGGTCTTCTGCTTTGATTTCCTGGACTTTGCGGACAAAGTTGCCGGGACCAGAATCATCAAGGACGCCTGGGGAAACGATGTTGACCTCACCTATGTTGAACTGATCTTGACCACCTCGCAGCTGAAACTTTGGGACAGCTATTCCAGCTTCCAAAGCTATTTAGAGAATTGTCTAAATAACGGATATACCTTTGGCTTGACCAAGGTATGCCCCAAGGAACTGGAAAATGAGAGGGATCTCAACTATCAGTTCATCCAGAGTTACCAGCTCACAGATGAGCAGATCGAGGAACTGATCCAGCCAACCATTCAAGAGCTGCGTGACATTCTGGGGCTGGATTATCAGAAAAGTCTCCTGTTCTTGAAAGGGATGTATCTGAGTGAGGATAATCTCTGGCAGCTTGAAGATGACTTTGCAAAGGCACTGATGATTGAGCCGGAGATGATAAACGACCCTTATGTGCGTAACCGTATCTGGCAGATGCTGCGAAAGCGTATTAAGGAGGCCAAGGTTGGAGTAATCCGAGTGCATGGAAATTATTCTATCATTTCTGGTGACCCTTATGCCCTGTGCCAGAGTATCTTTGGGCTAGAGGTAACAGGGCTATTAAAAGCTGGAGAGTTGTACAACAAATATTGGATTGATAAAGGAACTCCCTGTGTTTCCTGCTTCCGCGCCCCAATGACGGCTCAAAATAATGTAGTGAAGTTAAAGGTTGCTTGTAACGAAGATACTGAATACTGGTATCGGTACATGAATACCTGTACGATCCTTAATGCCTGGGACACCACAACTCACGCAACCAATGGTGCGGATAAAGATGGTGATATGTATTTTCTGACTGATGATAAGGTTTTAGTGGAAAATACTTTGAATCTGCCCTGTATTATGTGTGTGCAACGTAAAGCAAAGAAAAAAGTGATCGAGGAAAAAGATCTGATTATTGCAAACAAAAATAGTTTTGGTGATGAAATCGGAAAAGTAACCAATCGAGTCACAACAATGTTTGATGTGCAGGCACAATTTTCTCCATCAAGTACAGAGTATCAGATCCTCGATTACCGCATCAAATGTGGAGAGCTATACCAACAAAACACTATAATTCATTTGTAGCGCTATATGGTGACATATAGATGAAAAACACGGTGAACCTTTACTTGAAGGGTGTGTACGCTACAATGGGCGACGTAGGAAATGACGTTTTGAGTGTATGCTAACTGGGGAATCTAAGTATATAAATTAGCCTCAATGAAAGGGGTTGATTATATACGGTAAAAGAGATCTATCGTACTATTGGAATTTATCGCATCACGAATCTTGTAACAGGAAAAAGCTATATTGGGCAAACACGGATGAATTTTGGAGATAGAAGAGATTCACATTTTTCTTTATTAAATACTGGTACACATTATAGCAAAGAAATGCAAGTAGATTGGGATACATACGGGCCTGAAAATTTTGAGTTTGCCGTTCTTGAGATTGTTGACGATCCCGCCCTATTAAACGATTTGGAGATTCGATACATCGATGCCTATACCGCGAAGGGGCTGTGTTATAATCAGAATCCAGGCGGAACAGGGAAAGGTAAACATTTGACAGAAGAAGCGAAGCGCAAGATAGGTGATAAAAACAGAGTAAATATGACTGGTCGCAAAGCTTCTGAAGAGACGCGACGAAAAATGTCCGAGTCGCAAAAGAAACGAGTGTATACCGATGAAGAGAAGCTACAGATTGCAGAAAAAATGCGATCAATTAACAAAGGCAGGCATCGAAGTGATGAGACAAAGGATTTATTGCGAAAAATCAACCAAGAAAACCCACCATCTGCTAAATTAACGCCAGACGATGTAAGAGAAATTAGGCGCAAAAATAGCGAAGGTGTTTCTGTCAAAGATTTGGCGATCGAGTATCATGTGTCCTATGCCTGTATTTATAATATCATCCATAGACATAGATGGAAACATATAGATTAAAGCGGTGACTAGTTTATATATATGACGATCCAGTGCCAAGCCGGTGTGGTGACACGCCGGAAGGTCAAACGACTAAGACATACCATCTCAAAGAGATGATGAAGTCTGTACTGATCAGGTGAAACTCCTGTTTGGGAAGCGCCGTGGGACTGCGAAAGCAGTTCATGATATAGTCTACTCCCCTACGAAATATCGGGAAACCGAGGGTTCAAGGAGATAAAACTAAAGGCATTATCGCTAAACCAATGCCTAAAGAATGGTATAGCCGTGATGCCAACAGAATTGCAGATACCGATACACCAGAAATAATTCAAAGGAAGGAGATGAATAACACCATCGTGGCGGACAAGAAACCGTACTTCATGCGATATATCTACCCCGACCTGATGAAGAAATACAACACCTATATAAAAAATGCAGATAAGAAATCTATCAGGCAGTTTGGAATGTCTGTAGAAGAATTGCAACACAAGAAAAACAAGACACCGGAGGAACAGGAGTTTTTACGGTACTATGAGATGAAATTACCAGTGGGCAATCATCCATGTGTGCAGAACAGAATATGTAAAAGAATAGAACAAGAATTTGACGGATACATCCAGGATCATCCTCCGGCCAAAGAATTTGACTACACCATTTTGAAAACAGACGTCCCTTATTCAAGGACCCAATATCAGGCAATAGCAGATCTGAAAATTCAGTACCAGAAAAAAGTGCAGGAGTTTATGACCGACGCATATTACCGGCGCATAGATCAAGATGATGCGGTTGTGGCAAAAGCGATGCTCCTGCGCAGCTTCAGGCAACGGTGCTCTGAAATATGCAGTAAGGAAGAACAGCTATGCAACATTGTGCTGGATCTCTGCTATCGGAACAATCAATCCAAGCAGTTTGCGTGGGATATTTGTGGGACACAGATTATCGAAAATCTGTTAAACAGACATGACAGAAGAATCTCCTTCCCTGTTTTGGACGAGGATGGAGAGATAGAATTTGGCGGGAAAAAGTTTACTATGACAACGATGATTGAAGGTGTTGACCTATAGAGATTATTTTGAACGAACGTCGCAGATCTGAGGACATCCTCAGCTCTGTTCAGGAAACAACAAACCCGATACATAATGTTTATCTCTTGTCGCGCTATTATTATGCACAAGGGATGAAACAAAAGGAAGTATCTGAAAAGGTAGAAGATTATCTCAGGCAATTCCCTTTTTTAGTCCTTCCGAAATGGCAGCGAACTGTAGACAAGATTGTTGCAAAGGCTAAGGGCAAAGGGATTATTGAGATTGAGTATGTTGGCATTACAGAAAAAGAGTTGGCCGAGATTGCGAAACTGCGCAAGGAAAGTCTGAAAAAACTGGCCTTTACCCTGCTGTGCATTGCAAAATATTTTAACACAATCCGGCCAGAAAACAACAGCTGGGTGAACACTCCAGATAAGGATGTTTTCAGGATGGCCGACATCAGGACCCTTGATTGTAAACGGCAGCAACAACTAATTCGGGAGTTGTATCTGCTGGGATTGATCGGGTACAGCAAGGTTGTTGATAACGTCAACCTTCAAGTGCTATTCGTTGATGCTGATGCAGATCCGATACTTCGTATCTACCAGTTTGACGACTTAGGGTATCAATATCTGGAATATGTAGGCGATCCTAGTATCGTCCATTGCAAGTGCTGCGGGAAACTGATTAAAAAGACATCTAAAAGGTTAGATTATTGCCCAGATTGTGCTCAGGATGCAAGACGGGCAAGCACACAAAAAGCCGTGCAGAAACACAGGAAACGCGACATGTAAGCGTTTATTATTTTGAAAAGACCTTCGATTTTTGGCTTAATCAAGCCACTTTTCGAGGGTCTTAAAAATTTTGTCTAAAAATCTATAGTGTGCAGATAGATATACACGCTCTGCACCTTTTCACAGATCGCCCCGGCTTCGGGGACGAAATATCCAATAAAGGAAGATGAAAATGGTTGAGATCAACCAAAGGGAAGCGGCCTATATCCGTTCCCTGCGAGACTGTCCTGATACAGTGATCTATCGGACAGTACACAAGTATCTGATGTCGGAGGAATACAACGCTCTTAAAGCTCTGGCATACTTCCGGTCACTATCTATTAAAGAGCAAAATTTACTACTGAAAGGATGTAAAAAGTAATGGCTTCCAAGTATTACAAATCCACAAAACTTTCCATCACTGGTGTTCTGGAGATTGAGGACGGCAAACTCACTATGGATGTCGAGGATGTTGGCCCAATCTCTGTTATGGATGCGCTGGCAGACTTTGTTGGCGATGAAGTAACCATTAACGTCTCGTCCAAGGATGAGTTCTAGGAGGGTTTGACATCAAGCACGAAGAATTTCTAGCAGAGCAGTTACGCCTGCTCCAAGAAAGGAAGGTCAACCCTGATGTAGAATGGCAGGATGTCAATGATCTGCGTACCTGGTACTACAACGAAGCTGAAAGCCGGGACACCACAAGGAAAGGCTCTAAGCTCCTGTATGAGTACATAGATGCCGGTTGGGTCAATCCTCCAGTACAAGCTCCTACCAGAGGCAAAAGAGCTTCCGTCGCATATGATGACGCCTCTGGATGCTACACCTCAGAACTGACGATGGACGCAGATGAGAGTGTTCTGAAAGACCCTGTGGCTTTGCTGAAAGCACATGGCTATGACCCTGAGAAGTTTAAGGTTGTATCAAGTAAAAACAGTATGTGGACAGTCGGAGGGCGGCAAGAGGTTAGCTCCAAAATTGTTGTCGCGCCTGTGAACAAACCGCAAGCAGTGACCAAAGAACAGATTGCTTCGTGGTTTGAGGAGTTGTGCAACACCTATGCCCCGCCGGTGCTTCCAAAACCGGAAAAGAAAATTGGTATTGATCTGCTGGTCATTCCCCTGTCCGATCTCCATTATGGCCTGCAAGCCACCAAGGAGCGCACAGGGAACGAATATGACCTTGATATTGCCAATGATGTGGTCTTCCAGATGTTGAGTAACCTGCTGGCAGATGTCAACCAGAAGCGCGTCAAGCGTATTTTGCTGACCATCGGTGGCGACATGCTCAACGCTGATAACATGGCTGGCACCACAGTCAAAGGTACACCACAGGACAACTGCACTGATTATTTCAGCACTGTTCGCGGCCTGTACGACATGATGGTTCGTGTGGTTGATGTGCTGCGTCAGATTGCCCCGGTTGACATCCTTTACATACCTGCCAATCACGACATGACCAGCAGCTTCCAATTGTCGCAGTACCTGAAAGCATGGTACAAGGCTGACAAGAATGTTCGCATCGACGACTCTCCCCTTCCCCGCAAGTATTACAAGTACGGCGATACCCTGTTGGTGTTCGCTCATGACGGCGACGTTAAACGCTTGCCGGGATTGATTGCCGATGAGGCAAGGGATAAATGGAGCAGAGTCAAGTTTACTGACGTTTTCCTCCAGCACCTTCATTCTGAAAAGGTATTGCTGGAAGAAAATCACATGAGAATCCAGAGGTTGCCTACCCTGTGCGCAAAGAGTGCATGGACAGTAGATCAGGGATACAATGCTGCAAGGCAGCACAAGTCATTTATCTATGATGTGCAAGGTTTACGGCAGGTAATCTATACGACACTTTAGCTCAATTTTGAGCTATAGATTTATCACATGAGCAATGTTCTGCAAAATATGCTATTACTCATTTTTGAGTAATAGTGCCAACCCGCTCAAATTTGAGCGGGTTGGCATCAAGATGGTGGACAAATGTGTCCCTCGTTTATTTTTAGCACAAGACAGAGAGCCGGGATGTGGTGAGATAACCGGCGACAGCGATTCGGGTTAAGTGAGAGCCGAGTACAGCGATCCGCGATTGTGAGAGGCGGAGACAGCAACTGCCCAGTAGGTGAGAGTGGGCATCTATTTTATAATTACCGTGAGGGATAACAATATGACATTTGATATTGAAAGATCTGAAATCATGAATTTTGACGGCATTGAGTGCTTTGAAAAAGATGGCGTTGTCTATCTGAAACTGGAGACTGTGGCTAGAGGTTTGGGCTTTGTTAAGACAGAAATTAAGAATGGCAAAGAATATATCACTATAAGGTGGAACCGGGTTTTTGAGTTCTTAAAAGAAATTTCTTTCGACCACAAGTGGGCGAAAGATGATTTCATCCCAGAAAACATCTTCTATCGTCTTGCCATGAAAGCAAAGAACGAGACTGCTGAACGCTTCCAGGCCAAAATTGCAGATGAGGTCATCCCAAGTATCAGAAAACACGGAGCGTACTTAACCTTGCAAGCTGCCGAAGCTGTGCTGCTCAATCCAGACACCATTATCCAGCTTGCTACACAAATCAAAGAAGAACAGGCGCGGAGAATGGAGCTGGAGGAAAAGATTGAAGCCGATGCTCCGAAAGTCCTCTGGGCTGAACAATGTCTCAAATCCAAAACAAACATGACGGTGGAGGAATTCTCCAAAGTCATCTTCCAGAAAGAGGACATCGAGATGGGGCGCAACAAGACCTTTGCCTATCTGCGGAAGAAGAAGCTGATCAGATCTACCAACCTCCCCTACCAGCGATACATGGATCAGGGATGGTTCGTTGTGACCGTCAATCTGATTGAAACAGATCGTGGTACATTCCAAAATAAGCAAACCCTCATTACACCAAAAGGCCAGCAGGCCATTCTTAAAATGATTAAAGAAGAACAAAATAACGCTTCAACAAAAGGGCTTCCAGTACAGGAAGTCTACGTTAAACTACAATAATAAAGGAGATTCACGATATGAAAAAGAAAGAATTTGTAACTGCACTCGCTAACTGCAACCTGCCTGTCACCAAGAATGGTGAGAAGGTCGAAAAGAAGATCACTAACGACCAGGCTGACGCCATCTATGATGCTATCTTCGGCCCAGAAGGTATTATTATGAGCGGTCTTAAAGATGATGGCGAGGTTGTCCTGAAAGACTTTGCCTCTTTTAAAGTAGGTCGAGTAGAAGCAAGAATGGGTAAAAACCTCCAGACCGGCGAGGCTATGGAGGTCCCGGCCTACAACACTGTCCGCTTCAGAGCTTCCAAGCGCATGAAGGAACTTGTTCAGGAATAATGCAACTGCTTGTTACCTTTAAGAATCGCTTTGACGCAACGATATTTTCCAGGGCACTGAATAAGGAAGCGATTCAGTGCCTTTTGATGCCGACCCCCAGGAAGTTAAGTGCTTCCTGCGGGGTTTGTGCTATTTTAGATGTCGATGACCTTGACGCTGTTTTGCAGCGTACCGGCGGTCTGGAGTTTCAGGCTGTGTACAAGGTCGATGATGAGAATTATGATTTGCTCCAGCTTTAACGGCTGACAAATAAAGGCAAGGCACTGCCTTAGAGAGAGAAAAGTGCTGTTATGTTTTTTGATGTGAGGATTTCTCACACGGAATAATTTTTTATGGCGGGAACTGCCTGCCGTTATTCCTCTATTTTTATGATTATGGAGGAAATTTTATGCCACAAAAATTAGTTGTTCGTACTCTGTTTCATGGTAACAATGGTCGAGGTATCCGGTCTGTGTTGATTGACGGAGAACCGTGGTTCTTCTGTAGCGATCTAGTAAAGGCTTGTGGATGCGATTCCACGCAAATTATCAAAGACAATATCTTAAACGAGGATTTGATTGAGTTAACCTTTAAAACGTCTGCTCAAAACACCTACAATGAATTGTTAATTAACGAACCTGGGTTTTACGAGTTTGTACTATGTGTCGCGCCGGATAATGTAGATAATCAAGAAGTGGAAAATTTGAAAGACTTCTTACTAGATGAAGTGATCCCGTCTATACGTCGCAATGGTTTTTTCAAGATGCGATCCTCAATGTCATACGCTGATGCTTTAAGAGCGATTGCGGATTATGAAGATGCAAAAGCTAAACGCATTCAAGAATGGAATGAGTCTGTAGATGGCACTGTGGTTAATGCTGCACTATCTCAAAATGATCGTGTATAGCATTTTGAGAAATGTGCAAAATGCAAAAGACAGATCAAAGTGTAAGGGACTTAAACTTTTACATAAGGAGTTAGATTTATAATGAACTTAAAGCATTTAGACAATATCATCCATGATGTTTTATTATCGCCTGTTCAACATTTTGACAGCGCTTTAGCTGAAGTACATCGCATCTGTCAAGATGAAGATCTTCCGTGGTTAGATTACTGTATTTCAGAAAATCTGATGAGGTGGTACGAGTACTCGCAACCTAGAGAATCTGACATTTACGATTGGGTAAGAGAGAATATTCGTGATATTTTAGATGACAAAACAGATGTAGTGTCACATCACGATGATCGCCGACATAAACCGGACTTGTGGTTGTCGAGGCAGGGTAATCTTGTTCCAGTGGAGTGTAAATTGCATGATTTTGACAATAAAGCTCTACAACAATTACAGAGATACATAGATTTTTATGGATGTCATCAAGGGATAGCTATTGCGAGACGTTTAACTTGTGGATTACCATCAAATATAACATTTATCCAATATCCGTATTAAGTTTTCCAGTTCGTCCTGCGGTGCTCTTCGGACCCGTGGGCTAAGTAAAACAGAACTCCCTACACCTCTCAACGATGTGCAACATGGGGAGACTGTTAAAGGGCGTAACGCATGACAGGGTATGTTCCTGTCACGCCCTATATGGCAGAGTGGTGTAATGGTAACATCTTGGGTTCATACCCCGAGGCTTCAAGTTCAACTCTTGACTCTGCAACCAGAAAAAGGTAGGGAGTGACCCCGGCTCCGGTCTATCTATCCAATATCCTTCGCCGGGGTCACTCCCCTATTATTATAATATAGACATACTATATGTATATAAAGAAATAGTATAACTAAGGGAATTTTTTCTTTGGACGGTAGGACTGCGTCCTCCGTCCACATATATATAAAACTAGACAACAAAAATTTTAGGTGCTCTTAAACTTGCTGTCTATCCGAATCAAAACAAAAGTAAAAAATCAAGCTATAAACGCTTACATAACAAAATATCGTCGCGTCGTCTAATTGGTCAGGACACAAGCCTTTCACGCTTGCAATTGGAGTTCAAATCTCCACGCGATGACCAATACAAAATACAAAGATGATTCTATGATGTCATCTTTTCCAGGGAAGCGAACACCGCTTCCCTCTTTTATTATCACAGAAAGGAAGTGAAAAGTATGCCAAGACAACCCGCCAAGCCGGAGGAGCGGATCGCCTGCTGCCGTTGCGGAAAGAACAAAAAGGAAACCGAATTTTATAAGGTTTCAAGCTCTCCTCTTTGGACAGCAACCAAGAATCGCGCTCCGTTTTGCAAAGACTGCATTGAGCAGATCTACCGGGATTACTCTGTGCAGTATGGCGGCAGAGCTGCCATTATTGCTGTAGCGGCTCTTTTGGACTATCCTTTCGCTCCCGATGTGTACGAGACATTATGCGAAAAATATGGTGCCTGCTCCCTCGGAAACTACATACGCTCCATGAACGCAATTCAATACAAATCCAAAACGTTCGTGATGTCAATTGCCAACGGTGATCTCGGCAAAGATGATGATGACGTACAGGATGAAAGAGAAGCCAAGTGGAGCAAAGGTGATAAAGTCAACATGAAAGCCGTCATCTCCATGATGGGTTACGATCCATTTGAGGACTTGGGACTTACCGATGCGGAGCGCAAATACTGCTTTAACATCATGGCTGGTTATTGCAGCATCCCAAATATCGAGGAGGACGGACACAAGCTGGAAAGCGCGGTGCAGATCACCCTTTCCCGCCTGCAATGTAAGCAAATCGACAACATGCTGTTTAAGGAGAGTTCTCAGAAATCTCCGAACATTAAAAATATTGACACCCTGAGTGCCACCAAGAGAACGCTGGTCAGCAGCATCAACCAGATCGCAAAAGAAAACGGACTGTCTGATTCCAGCGGCTCCTCTACCATCTCTGCAAGCACATTGACAAAAAAGATGAAGGAACTGGCAGCAGATGATTTTAAGGCCATCCAGGTCAATACCTTCGACATCAACACCTGCGATGCAATGCGCAAGATTGCTGATTTAAGCAATCAAAGCATCATGGAGCAGCTATCTTTTGAAAACAGCGACTACATGGAAATGGTGAAGGAGCAGCGTGAAATGATAGAGGCGCTGCGTGAGGAAAGAGATACGCTGAAGGAAGAGAACAGGAACCTGAAAAATAAGCAAAACTACGAGAGTGAGGCGGTATAATGGAAATCTTTATCCCGCCGACCCCAAAAGTGCTCTCTCAGAAGAAGCTGGAAGCGTATGAAAGCTATTGCAAAGTCATCAATGCTGGCCGGAGAAACCCTGTTTGGTTTGCAGAGGAGTTCCTTGGCATCAAACTCATGGATTACCAGAAGTGGTGCTTCATGGAGAGCTGGACACGACCTTATGTCCTTTGGCTGATGTGCCGTGGTGCCGGTAAAACGATGGAAGCTGCTGTTTACCTTGGCACTCGGATGATTCTGATTCCCGACTATCGTGTCTATATTTCCACCCTGACAGCTGCACAGTCCATTGAGGTCTTTAAAAAGATTGAGGACATCGCCAAGCAGCGCATCCCCTCCCTCAAAACCTGCACCGACATTTTGATGGGTGAGGTAGCTCCTATAGAGGGTAGCAAGGGCGATGGGTTTGTTCATAACCAGGCTGGACACCATTTCAGGATGTACAACAATTCAGAGCTTATTACCCTCTCATCTAACATTGATGCTGTTAGAGGTAAGCGTGGCTCTGTATTTTATGACGAGTGTGCATGGCAAAACAGAGAAGCACTTAACACCACAGAGAACTTCACAAACGTTGACAGTGAGTTCGGTCTGGGTGTTGGCAAGACAACCTGGTTTGATCCACCAAATATGCCGCTGCAACTGATCTATGCTTCATCTGCTGGAGACGCCACCTATCCATTTTATGACAAATACCGCACTTTTGCAAAGAAAATGTTTGAGGGTGATCCCAGATACTTTGTCTGTGACCTAAACGCCAACACCATCATCAATTTTTCAACCGTCGATGGTGAGCCAATCAAGTCGCACCTCAATCAGGCAAACGTTGACAAGCAGCTGGAAGAAGACCCTGACGCAGCACAAAGAGAGTTGTTTAACCGTTTCACTACAGGTGGCGGCGAAAACGCTGTTGTCAAGATGGACACTCTGATCGCCAACTCGGTGGTTCGCGCCCCGGTGTATTACAATGACACCAGTACACGCAAGTTTGTATTTTGCTATGACCCTGCCAGAGCTTTCGACGGCTCTGTGCTGGCAATCTTTGAGCTGGTGGACGATCCCGTAAAAGGAATGATAGCCGTTTTGGTCAACATGATTTCCTTTGTTGACCACCAAAGTAAACATAAAACGCCGATCCCGATGAGCGAACAGGTTGAAATCATCAAACAGCTCATGGTAGATTACAACGGCGAGGGCGCTGTTGACTGGGAAAACATTGAAATTTACATCGATGCCGGTGCTGGCGGCGGTGGTTTGAGCGGCGTTGCCGACGCTCTACTGGCTGACTGGACGGATAAATCCGGCAAGAAACATCGTGGTGTTATTGATCCAGAACACAAACAATACGAGTCCGCAAAAAGAAAATATAAAAATGCTCTGCCGATTGTGCATCTGCTGGAACCAGCATCTTATAAAAGACTGATGTATAGCGCATTTGAAAAAATGAGCAGAGCAGGTTACATCTCCTTCCCAGATTATGACGGGAGGGAGTTTTTAGTTTTACAGGATAAGAACGGTGAGCCGTATGAATATCGGCTCAGTCAGGAGGAAGCGCTGTCCCTGACACAATGCAACCTTGCAAAGAAAGAACTGCTGTGTATGTGTCGATACGAAACTGGCAACGGTAACGTTTCGTATGACCTTGCAAGGGATAAACGCAACAAAATGCACGACGATAGGGCTTACGTCTGTGCAATGGGTGCTTATGCCCTGCAAAGCAAGCGGCGTTCCAGAACATTGACACCTACCGTCGAAAAGAAAGATTTCTCTGCGGTCTTTAATATCCGCAGACCAAAAATATTGTAAAGGGGTGAAAACATGGCTGAACAAAAGAAACCACCGGTATCCAGCAAGCAAGAGCTGTGGGAAAAGAATCGGTTAGCTTTCGCTAAACTGGCGGCAGTAACATTGTCTGAGCTAAACAAGGCAGAATCTAAAACCTACAGCATCTATACCAAGGAAGATTACCGGACATATATTGAGAACCCCAAGAGCAATGAGGTCAATCTCAGAAACATGTCGCGGTATTTTTATTTGGTCAGCACCGCTTACCGGAGATTGTGTAAATATTATGCAGAGATTCCACTCCTCTACTGGACTGTGATACCGCAAACTGATCTGCAAAAGCCGGACAACCCCGATAAGGTGAAGAAAAATTACCAAAAAGTGCTGACATTACTCAACAACATGAATATGCAACATGAGTTTCGTAAGCTGTTGACTGTTGCGTGGCGGGAAGATGTTGCTTACGGATACATCTATAGCAGCACCGACTCATGGTTCATTGACATCCTTGACCCGGATTATTGCAGAATTGTGCAGGTCGAAGATGGTTGCTTAAACTTTGCGTTCGACTTTTCTTACTATGACCGCCGGTCGTGGAAATTGGAATCTGCCGACCCCGATTTGCAAAGGATGTACCAGCTCTACAGGAACGACATCCAAAACATGAGGTGGCAGCTGCTTGACTCCAAGAAAACGATCTGCATCAAGGTAAACGATGACTCTCTGACAGAGGTTGTCCCTCCGATGTCGGGAATCTTTGAGGATTTGATTGACTTGTTGGATTACCGGTCCTTGCTGCGCAATCGCGAGGAGATACAGAACTATGTGCTGCTTCTCCAGCGTGTTCCTATTGATGACAACTCAGAGGGCGTTGATAACTTCTTGCTTGATATGGACACTGTGATCCAGTTTGACGCCAAGCTGCAAGCAAGCGTTCCAGACCAAGTGGGCGTTGCTACAACTCCTATGGAGATCACGCCAATCCAGTTTAAGAACGACACACCGGAGGTAGACCTGCTCTCCAAAGCAACACGCAGTATGTTCGACAATGCCGGTACATCGCAGATGTTATTTAACTCTGACAAGTCAGGCAAGGTTGGCCTTGACGCTTCCATCCATACCGATGAGATGATGGCTTTTGAGGTTATGCGGCAATTGGAGAGATGGGTGCGCCGGTACATTAAACAAAATGTTTCTGGCTCCAAGTTCATCTTTAACTTTTTGGACATATCCCCTTTTAATAAAGATTCTTTTATTAGTACGCAGCGAGATCTTGCAACGATTGGCGTACCAAACAAGCTGACCCTGTGTGCTGCAAACGGCATGAATCCGCTTGAAACATTCTCGGCAGCTTATTTTGAAAATGACGTTATGAACATTGTAGATTCTTTTGTGCCGCTCAACACATCGTTTACGCAATCGTCCGCCGAATCGGAACCTGGCAGACCACAGATGGATGAAAGCGAGTTAAGCGATTCCGGTATGCAGACCAGAGACGATGCTGAAAATACCGACACGATTGAAACATAAAGAGGTGGTCTAAATGAAATTTGTATACACAACCGACCCCTCTACTCACGATTTCTGTGAAAGCATTGGGATGCCGTTTATCGGAGAGTACCTTTCCGAACGGACAGTATTCTGGTGCTTTGTGCTCACAGACGAATTTCTAAATGCTAATCAAGAGGGCTTGCATTACTGCATCAGCGACTCTTTGATATTTTAGAGTGGAGGTGAACAAGCATAGAACGACATTTATCAATTCCGTTCGCTTCTTCTCTGACAAACCTTACTGAAATGAACCCTTCTTTTGACAAAGGCATCATGCGGGTAGCCTATACCGGACGCAATCCGAACAACTCCTTTATCAGCCGAGAGACTTTTGAAAAGTGTATCGGAACCATCTATAACGTACCGGTTGTTGCCCATTATGACCGCGACACCGACACGATTGGTGGACATGATATGCAGATGGTAATGGGTGAAGACGGTCAGTTTAAAATGATTAACCTAACCCAGCCTGTGGGCGTTGTCCCTGAATCTGCAAACTGGTATTGGGAGGAAATTGAGGACAGCACCGGTATACATGAATATCTGTGTGTTGAAGTTCTTATCTGGAAGCGACAAGAGTGTTACGAAAAAATCAAGAAGGATGGCTTTGAAAAACAGTCGATGGAGATCACCACCAAAGAAGCTCAAATGCAGAACGGTGTGTTGGTCATCACCGACTTTTTCTTTACCGCCCTTGCTCTGCTTGGTGATAACGTAACACCTTGCTTTGAGTCTGCTGGTATGCAGCTGTTCAGCAAAAACTTCTACAACGCTGAGTACGAAAAGATGAAGGAAGATTTCAGAAGGGAATTTTCAAAAATACAAGAAGGAGGAAGCGAAATGGATAAGAAACTCGAACTTCTCCGTAAATATCCGATCAAGCAAGAAGACCTGACCTTTAACATTGATGAACTGAGTTTTGAAGAACTGGAAGCGAAACTGCAAGAGATGCAAAACGGCGATCCAGAACCAGCATCGAAGGTCTTTACTCTGAATTTGATGGAATGGATGGACGAAGTGAACGCACAACTCGATGCTGTCAAGTTTGTTGACCGCTGGGGTTATGAATGCAACAAGTATTGGTTCCGCGATGTGCAGGGCAACGAAGTCATTGTAGACAACGCAGAGGATCGTTGGCGCACCTATGGTATTCCTGTTGTCGAATCCGGCGACAAGATCACCCTTGATTTTGCCAACATTAAGAGAAAGAAAGTTGTCTACGAAGATTTTGCAGAAAACGAATCTGTTCCAGAGGCAGCGCCTATCGGTGAACAGTTTGCTGCTTACATGGATAACGTCTCTGCAAAGATGGGTGAGGTTACAGAACAGTTTAACACTGTGACCAATCAGATGAATGAGGCCAATACTCAACTGCAAGAGATCCAGGGTAAATATCAGGCAATGGTAGATGCTGAGGAGCAGAGAGTAGCCGCAGAGCAGAAAGCGGCAAGAGACGAAATGTTTGCAAAATTTGACAAGCTCATTGGTTCCGATGAGGAATATAAGGCTGTCAAAGAAAAAGCTGAACAGTACAGCGTAGCAGAACTCGAAACCATGTGCTATGCCCTGTTTGGTAAAAAGAAAGCTGTGTTCTCTACAGAGGGCAAGAAACAATCGAATCCGACCGTAACCGTCGGAACTACAGGCGAGTCGCATAAGCAAAGTGCTTATGGCGACCTTTTTGATTTTAAGAACAAATAAGGAGGAATTTAACATGGCAAATCATGCTGTTTTTGCTTCCAGTGACATTCGTGCCACTCGCGCCGGTCACATTCTGAATTTTGTACATACCGCTGACTGCGATAACGGTACTATCTGGGCGCAGGGTGATCTAGTAGGCCAGGGCGTTGACCGCGAATCCTATAAGTGCAAAGCTGCTGCCGCTGGAGACAAAGTATTCGTTATCGGTTCTGTACCCCTGCTGCCAAGAGCGAGAACCAAATCCGAGTCCGCTGAAACTAACTTCTACAACGAGGCCGGTGATGTTATGAGAGCTTACGCTCTGGAACCTGGTGATCGCTATGAGGTTTCCACCTCCCTGGTAACTCCTGCCTCCGGCAAAGTGGCTGTTGGCAATTATATCACTGCTGATACATCGAATGAGGGCAAGTATGTTGAGAAGGCTGCCACCACAGCCGCCGCTGCGTTTGAGGCAGTTGTGCGTCAGGTGAAAACTTATGGCTATGGTGCTGGCTCCGATGAGCGCATGATCATCGAGGTTGTTCGTAATGGCTTCTATGGTGCGCCTGCTTCTGGTGTTGGTGCTTAATCGTAAGGAGGAATAGACAATGGATATGAATTTTACCAAACTGATGATTGACACCGCAAATGGTGTGAATGCAGATAACTATAGCCTTGCAGATTCCAATACTGCAATCCGCAAACGTTTTTCGGAGATTCTGAAACTGCCGGAGAATTATACCCAGAAACAGCTGCGCAGAGCAATCCGCAACAACAAGCAGCTGATCTTTGATGTCATTGAGGATACCATTGAAGATCTTCGCGTCACTGGCTGGGGCAGCAATCCATTCTTCAGAGAGTTTGTAGAGGAAAGAAATATCGCGCTGGGCGATGTCAACGATTTCTACGTTGAGGACGATTCTCTGCTGACCATCTCCAAATTCTCCGGCAACCATCATGACCTGCTCCGTCAGAAGCTGGGCGCTGGTGAAACCTTTACTGTCAAGACCAACTGGTATGGCGTTAAGATTTACACCGACTTTGAGCTGATGATGACCGGCAAGATCGACTGGGCTGCGTTTGTCCAGAAGATTTATGCTTCCTGGGATAACTTCATGAACAGCATGATCTACTCTGCCTTTATGGATGCTGATGCCTCCATTCCAGCAGAGTTCAAGAAAACTGGTACTCTGACCGCTGAGAATGTGGAATCTCTGGCTACTCTGGTTTCCGATCAGGCTGGCGCTGAGTGCGTTATCATGGGTACTCGTACTGCTCTGAGCAAACTGTTCAAGATTCTGGACGTTGACTGGATTTCCAATGATATGAAACAGCAGCGCAACACCACTGGTCTTGTTGGCTATGTCAACGGCATCCGTCTGGTACAGATCCCACAGGTTTATGAGCCAGGCACTCGCAATGCTCTGATTGACAACACCAAACTCATCTTCATGCCGGTTCGCGCTGACTTCAAGCCAATTAAGGTTGTGAACGAGGGCGACGCTTACATGAACGAAGTCACCGACCGCGAAACCAATGTCGATATGACCATCGAGGCTGAGTATATGCAGAAGGTTGGCGTTGCTGTCGTTATGAACCTAAACTACGGCATTTACACCGAGATTGCATAATCTCTAACTTTTGTTATCATCCCCCAGCGCATTGCTGGGGGAAATTTATATTAAAGGAGTTGACTGCTCTTGGCAGTATCAAAAAAGGCTGCGGCTGCAACCGCAGAAAAAATGGAAAACAAAGAAGTGCAGGAAGCAACAAAGCCTGTAGAGGCAACCGCTTCTGCAACAGAAAAGGCTACTCCAAAAGCGGCTGCAAAGAAGGTTGTGCATAATGCACACGACATGATCCCCTGCCGCAGCGTTACTGTTGGAGAGTTGACCTGCGAATCAAAGAAATCCAAAGGAATCTATTACAGATGGCTGAACTATGACGACATTGAGGAAGTAGAGTACCAAGATCTGGTCGCATTACGTTCCAGCCGGTCGAAGTTCCTATACAACCCACAGTTTATCATCATGGATGATGAGCTGGCGGCTGAATGGGGCCTGACTGAAGTATACAGTGCGTTTTTGGGCTTCGATTCCCCGGATGAGCTGTTCTCTTTGCCAGCGAATCAACTGGCTAAGAAGCTGAAAAGCGCTCCACAGGGACTAAAAGAATCCATTAAGGACGTTGCAGGCCAGTATATGCGTGAAGGACGTCTGGATAGCTTAAAGGTCATTGACGTCCTTGACAAAGAGCTTGGTACAGATCTGAAAGCACTCCTGTAAGGAGGTGTAAGCAATGGGCACACCTTATGAGGTTGTTTATAACCGGTTTCTACAAAAAATCAGCGACTACAAATTATTGAACTTGCCGGAAGAAGATGTGGAAGCTATTCTGTATAGCTATCTGGTAAGTGCCATTGCAAAAACAAAGCAGTGCCAAAACGACCTTGGAGACAGGGACGAAGAAAACAAATGCTTCAACTCTACCCTGCTGGACATTGAAATTGAAATACTGGCATTGCAGATGGTGTGCGAGTGGGTAGAGCCACAGCTCAACAACGTTCTTTATACCAAGCAGTTTATTGGCTCAAAAGAAGAAAATTTCTTTGCTCAAGCCAATCAGCTTGAAAAGCTGCAAAACTTGCGCGACAGTGCTGCTATGCAGGCAAGAAAGCTCCGCCGGGATTACAGCTATCGGTATACAACTTACTTTGATGACGTGAATTTTTAGGCGGTGATAACAATGTTTGAGTTATACCGCAAGCGTCTGAGCCAATACGGGAAAAATGAAAATGAAGCCATCCTGAGTCAAAATCAGGAAATCATGGACTATACCTTTACCTTTAGCACAACCTACAAGCGTGTGCGTGTCGGAAAGAGATACTATGATGCCAGGTTTATGAGAGATGTTGATAAATCCGCTGAAACAAACGGCGGAAACTTCATCCTCCAATTTCGTGGAGATCGGGTCTTCCCTGTCGGAACTTACGTTTACATCCCAGACAGAGACGGCACTGAGGTTCCATGGGTGCTGATCACCAACAAGGAAGACGTTCAGTTCCCCAAAAACTGCATCGTTCGCTGTGATTATACATTGCGTTGGCTCTACAACTATAAATTACTAGAATATCCTGTTGCCTTGCGAACCAAGAACAGCTATACAGACGGTGTTCATCAGGCAGAGGAGTTTAACACTTTGGACAATCAGGCTGCGTTCTGGATTCCTTATAACGACGACACACAGGAAATCACCTACAACATGAGATTCCTATTATCCAATAATCCTAAACATCCACAGGCGTACAGTGTCACCAAGATCAATGACATCCTCCGCCCCGGGGTAATTGAAGTTATTCTGCTTCAAGACCAGCTTGGCGAGTATGACAACGGTGAAATTATGTGTGCTGACTACAACGTAGCAGAATGGGTGTGCGACCTGAACATTCTCAACGCTGGTCGCTCCCTTCAACTTGCCCCGGATGAGACATTCCAGTTTGAAATTTCTGGCGTCATCAACGAACTGCCTGTTGATATTACCTACTGCACCTTTGCATCCAGTAATCCAGATGTAGCTGTTGTGGACAAGGATGGCAAAATTACTGCCCTTGATACCGGAGATGCCACCATCACGGTGACTTTAGGCAACGTCTCTCAGGAGATAGCTTTACAGGTATCAGACGAACCCGCTGTTATGAGCAACATTCAGATCATCGATCCAGACGGCGATTATATCATGCGTTTGCGGTTTGAAAAGGAGCTGCGTGTGATGCTCATCCATAATGGGCAGCAGGTGCAGAATTCGAGTTTTGTCTGCGAAATTTTAGAAGGTGCAGACATTGCACAGTATCAGATTGACGGAGATAAAATCATCCTGAGCGCAGGTGGAGATTTATCAAATATTGGCAGAGTTATCAAGCTGAGAGTCTACAATGAAGAATATAGCGTTGAGGCCACTACAGAGATTACGGTGAAAGGAGTGATTTAGTGGATACTGGAGAACTGCAAGGGCAACATGTTGTCTTAGGAAATGTGTTGTCGGAAATTAAAACGAAGGTCATGTATAGGCTGATTGAGGATGAAGCCCTCTGCAAGCTGCTGTACTACGACACACCAGACGCATTAGATCACGACATCACCGCCAAACAGATACAAGAACTGATTCTGCAAAAGTCCACCAACAAGCAGCGCCGGATTTTTCTCAAAGCCTATCCCAATCAGGTTACATCGGTCAAGGATTGCGAAATCCGCATCCATTTCCGGCATATCGGCGTGGAACAACAGCCGTACAAATACCGGCCTGAATTACAGATCGATATTTTCTGTCACAATGATTTGACTGATTTAAACGACGGCCTGAGCCAGCGGCCAGATGTGCTGCTGCAAAAAGTCAATGATTTGCTGGAGAACTATCACTTGCAAGTTGTTGGCAACATGCACTTAATCCAGATAGATGACTGGAGTATGCAAAACTCATCTTACATTGGTTACAGTGCATTTTTCAGTGTCGGCACCATCAATATGTGAGGTGGATGTTTTGGACATTGAGAAAAGATATGCCAATGAATTTGCCTGGGGCGATCCGGTGAATTATGAGGGAATCCTCATCTATCCTGTCAAAGTAAAATACCTCATGCTGTTTACACAAGCCGCCTCGGTGCTGCAAATTACACCGCTGGAACTAACCGACATCCAGTATAAGTCTATGTCGCGCCTGCAATTTCTGCTTGAAACATTTCGCATGGTGGACGATCCGGCGGCTCCAGAATCTTTCAAGTACATCCCGCAATTATTTCTTGTGCTGTTGCGTTTGGTGTTGGGCGAAGGGCAGCTTGTGAGCCTGACACATCCTACTGACCACAGACTGGATGGCAAAGTGCTGTGCATCACACGCCCTGACTTTACAGACAACACAGGATTACATAAAGGCGCAACGCTGGTACTAACCAACAAGAAATTTGAAATATTCCGCAAGATTGTGTTGCTCCAGAACGGGGTTGACATCACCGATGAGGATGTTGACCCTATTATGAAAAAGGTCTACTACGAAGACATGAAACGGCTGGGGCAAGGTAAACGCAAGGAGATTATCACAGAGGAAGACCGTTTGGACTTGTTATCTCTAAACCTGCACTGTTTCCGGCAGAATTTAAAGGACATGTCGATTCGGGAATATCTGGAGAAAACGGACAAGCTCCTTGCCAGGGATGTTTATTTAGCTCAATTAAACGGCCAGATGACCGGCTTTGTGAAATACAAACAACCACCGCGTCATTGGCTGATAAGACAAACAAATAAGGAAAAGATCCTCGGACACTTCCGTACAGAGGAAGATATTCGGGGACTGTTAAACGACAAAGGCTAACCAACAGAGTTAGCCTCTTTTTATTAGGAGGGAAAAGCTATGCCACTGACAACTAATAACGCTGAGTTGCTGGCTAACAAGGTCGGTTTTGACTATTGCTCTTCGGTTTTTGATGGCTATTTCTATGATGCGTCCGGTAACCTGGTTTTTAAGGCCATGGCAAACACCGATGCCTCGGTAGAGGTTGCGACCACCAAAACTGAGAAAAAGGCTGGCGATGGCGGCGCAACCCTGTGGACTGTCATCTCGGACCGCAGCGTTACCGCAAGCATGACTGCAATCGATATTCAGACAGAGTATATCGCAGCTAACCTCGGCTCCACTATCCAGATCACCAAGTCCACCTTCCTGACCAACAAGGAATTCAGAGCTGCGGAGGGCAGGATCACTCTGGACGCTGTTCCGGTTGACGGTAAGGTTACTGTAACCATTAAAGGTTCCGATCTTGTACTGACTGGCGTCGAAAGCACTGAGGTTGACCTGACCACCTACGGTATCACCAATGAGTGTGTCAGCGCAACTTATATGTATGAAGCTGATGGCGAGATTGTACCGATCCCGGTAAGCTCCAGCCCAATGGTAGGCCGTCTTGTACTCAAAACCAAGCTGTACCGTTCTGGTGTTGGTGAGATTGGTGAGATCGGTTGGGATCTGCCGCAGTTCCAGCTGGATGGTAACTTCACCCACACCACCAATACTTCTGACGGCGGTTCTTTCGAGATTACCGGCTCTGCGCTTAAAGACAACTCCGGCACTTCCTGCGATGGTACTGGCGATACTTACGGCAAGTTCTTCAAGCATTACTACGATGAGGAGATGCTTTATAAGTTCAGCTCCATTATTGCTACCCCAAGCGAGACTACTCTAAGTGTCGGTGAGGCAGATACTGAACAGATCAAGGTCTACGGCCTGCGTGGTACTACCATCGCTGAGGTTGAGCTGACTGAGGGTGTCACCTATGTTTCCGATCATGATGAATTTGCTAAGGTATCGGAGACCGGCCTGATTACTCCAGTAGCGGCTGGTGAAGCGGTCATCACCTGCACCTATAAAACACTCCAGGCAAAGGTTACTGTCACCGTTACTGACTAATGGCTGTCGCTTGCAAATATCAAAAATATCGTGCCAAAGAGCAGTTTATCAACCATGATAAGGAATATGACCGCATCATGGTGTCCTGTGCTTTGACAAAAAGTCTCTGCCCTGCTCAGGTCGTTTGCTCCGAAACGGATCAGTACGTCCTGAGTGCGGACAGAGTAAAACAATGCAAAAATTATGAACCAATCATGTAGGGCGCTCTAATGCGCCCTACATTTTTTAATGTAAGGAGGGACTATGAACGACTTATATCTTGTCTCCCCTATTCCTGTTTCAGTCAACGAATATCTGAAGCCACACATGATCCATAAGGGTCGCGGTATGGTGGTGATGTATGAAACAGCAGCAGCGAAAGCTTACAAGGCAGCATTTATCCCATATATCCAAGAAGAAGCCAAAAAACAAAACTTCCAGAAAATAGAAAACACATCGCAACATTGTTATGTAGACGTTGGCATTTATTTCCCGAGGAAGCGAATGGATGCCAATAACCACTGGAAAATCATGTTGGATGCTATTACAGAATCGAAAGCAGTCTGGATGGACGACAGCCAAGTTTGCGAAAGAGTCAAATTTATCCGATATGACTCTAAAAACCCTCGCATTGAACTGCATATCCATCCAGTTGATTATATTGGTATCTTTGATACCCAAAAAGAATTTGACACATTCTCCTCCCGCTGTAAAAGCTGTAACCGCTATCTCGATGGCCGGTGCAGCATCTTGGTTGAATCCTGCGAGGGACGCATCAAAGAAGATGTGGTCAATGGAGAATGTCAAAAATATAAACAAAGGAGCAGTTAAGCTATGAAGAAAATCACAAAATCTCAGATGAACGCTTACACAAAATCCTGCAAACAAAACGCAGAAATTATCCTGAATCTCCCAGATGACAAGACCGCAGTGGTAACGGTAGATACTGCGCCCAATATTGCGGTGGCCCAGGAGATTATTGACCAAACAGTGCGTATGACACTGGAAAACGGAGAATATCACCCTGAACGCCTGCCGTATGTTTTCTTTACCTTGGTGCTCAACTATCTGACCAACATTGATGTGCCGGTTACCGAGGATGGAATTGTGGACATGGAGGTTGTGTATCAATGGTATGTCGGAACACCGTTAATGACAGAACTGACGAACATCAGCAAAATTAACGAACTGTACTGGATGGCAGATGACAAACTGAACTTTGAGAAAGAAAAGGTGCTGCGTCATAGCAAACTGGATGATGTGCTGGATCAGGCAATGCAGGTCATGCAGACGTTGCAGGATGATGACTTCCGTACCTCGATTGAAACTCTTGCCAAAACAATCCCTGTAGCATAGGAGGGCTGTGTATGAAACAACAGCATGAAATCAAAGAATGTTTGGACGAGGTTGTGGATGAGACTGTGGACGAAGCCCAGCAAGATCTTGAAAATCTAACACAGTATGTCGAGAGCCTTATGTCGCGCCGTATCATCATCGACAAAGAAATCAGCAGCGATATAGTGCAGAAAGCTGCTATTCCTCTGCTGGACCTAGATGACGGTTCGGATGAGGTTATTGAAATTATCATCAACACCCCCGGCGGCTCTGTTTTTGATGGAATGGTGCTTTGTGACATCATTGACCGTCTCCATACACCAACCGTCATCACTGCTTTGGGTTGTGCCTTTAGCATGGGCTTCCTGATCCTCTCTGCCGGTAAAGACAATCCTTATGTGGAACGGCGCTGCTATCCATTTTCTGTGGGGCTGCTTCATGATGGTATGACAGCTATTTCCGGCAATGTTGGCGATGTCAAAGATACCTACGAATTCTACGACAAATACGATGAGAAACTGCGCCAGTATGTGCTGGCACACACTGCCATCACCCCGAAGGAGTACGACAAAACACGCCGCAAACAATGGTTTATGACCGCTGAGGAAATGCTCAAATATGGCGTGGTCGATACCATTCTGTAACGGAGGGATGCTATGAACTTTTATGACACCTGCGCCCTGCTGAATATGCAGGAAGATGCTTTTCTGCATGGCCGGTTTTATATCTCCAGCATCACTCTGCGTGAGCTGGAGAACATCAAAACCTCTCAGCATAAGGACGAAGAAATCAAGTATAAGGCGCGCAATCTGACAAGGTTGCTGATGGCGCATCCTGGACTTTATGAAGTGGTTATCCAGACCACGAAACATGAGAAGAAACTGTCATCAAAGAAACTCCCCATAACACCAGACAACCTGATTATCTCTGCTGCCGCTTCCCTGCCCTGCCTGCATGACCTTATTTTTGTGACAGACGATCTTGCCTGTTGTCACATAGCCTCTCATATTTTCCGACTCCCTGTTATGACTTCTTCAAAACTCATTACGCCGGAGGAGGAATATGTCGGATACAAAGAAATCGAACTGACACAGGAGCAGCTTGCTGAGTTTTATCAGCATCCTTTGGAGGTCGCTCCAAACCTACATATCAACGAATACCTGATTGTCAGAGATACGGACAAAAATGTCCAGACCATGCACAAGAGAGTGCCAGATGGTTTGGTCGATGTTTATGCACCAAAAATCACCTCGAATGAATTTGGTAAGGTCAGACCCTACAATAACGATCCATACCAAACCATTCTTTTGAACAGTTTTGATAATCACAAAATTACAATGGCAAGAGGTGCTGCCGGTACTGGCAAGACGTTTCTTGCGCTTGCTTATCTGTTCTCTCAAATGGAGAAGGGTAAGTTGGACAAGATCATCGTGTTCTGCAATACAGTCCCGACATTACACAGTGCCAGAATAGGGTTCCTTCCAGGCACAAGGGATGAAAAGCTGATGGAAAGCTCTGTAGGCAATATGCTGTCCAGTAAACTGGGCGATCCTATCCGGTTGCAACAAATGATTGCTGAAAATCGATTGCTCATGCTCCCATTGTGCGATATTCGCGGATACGATACAACCAACATGAGAGCTGGAATCCTTATCAGTGAGGCACAGAACATGGATATCGCTCTAATGAAGCTTGCTTTACAGCGTATTGGCGAAGACTGTGTTTGTATCATCGACGGAGATTACAATACACAGGTGGACGACCTGAGCTTTGCCGGAGCGAAAAATGGTATGCGCAGAGTATCCGAAGTTTTTCGCGGTGAAGATGTGTACGGAGAAGTGATGCTGCAAAACATCTATCGCAGCCGGATTGCGCAGATTGCAGAGGCGATGTAAGATGAGCGATTTACAGGCCAAAGTAGAAAAACTACTGAAGCGCAAAGATATTGGCAAGCGATTAAAGTTCGACGATGGGAAAACAATCAACGAAGCGTTAAAGAGCGAATCACAGCGTCTACAGCAGATTTTAATAAAGCATATCAACGCTTACTACGCATCGTATGATCCTATCCAATATAATCGCACCTATCAGATGCGGGACTCTGTAAAGGTGGAGACAAGCGTTAAGGATATGAGCATTGCAGTGTACTTTAACCAAAAGGCTTACCACCCTTCCCTCTTTGGTGGAAGCCCTGGCTTCACTCCGGTGCTCATAGATAACGGTTGGGCATGGAAGAATCAAAGCGTTCCCATTTATCGTTTTACCATCTATGACGGTTATGGGTTTATCCAACAGGCAGTCGATGAGTTTAACCGCACAACCAAGTATAAATTTCAAGTTAAAGTAGAATCTAAGTACAAAGAAAGTTATTACGCACAAATGTAAAGAGGCCATACGCCTCTTTTTGTTTTAAAAAGGGGTGAGGACAATGGCAGATGCCGATCTGAAGCTAATATTGGGGGCCGACATATCCCCATCAGTGGCAAAGATCAAACAGGATATGGGAGAGATTTCTAAAAAGCTCTCCAAGGAAAATTTACTGGTAAAGGTTGGGCTGGATACATCTGCTATCACCAAGCAGATTCCAGACATAAGGATGTCGCTCAACAACGCCTTTTCCAAAACCGATCCGGTAGACATTAAGGTCAACGTACAGACCAGAGACATCGAAACGATGAAGTCTGTGCTGACAGAACAACTCAACACGATCTCTCAAAGTTTTAACGAATCAGGCAAGGCGTCCGACGATTTTGCGCAGCGGATAGAGAACATCCGAAATTCGCTCAATTCCTTATCTGGTGTGGCCGGTGTCACACAGATCAGCAATGCCATCAACTCACTCAGCAAAGAGTTAAAGGATATTGACACCTCGAATATCGATAATCTTGCTCTCAAACTGACTTCGTTCCGTACACAAACCCTTACCTCTCCTATTGGAGACGATGGGCTAAAAGCGCTGGAGGAAGCGGAAGCAACGCTGCGCAGAATCCAGTCCAGCGACTTTGGAACGCTGATCCGCAGCGACCAGATAGAGCTAGTCGATCAGCTTAATGATGCCATTAAGAGAGTGAGCAACAGCTTTGCCGAAACCAAGGCGGAGGCAGCAAAACAAAAAGCCGTCGATTCCCTCAACGCTGCTTATAGCAATTTGGAACAGACCTTGCTTGGTATCGGGGCAAATAATCCCGGTATGTCGATGGACGCCTCTGCCCTTTCTACATACACCTCCCTGCTGCAAAGGGTAAGCGATACCAGCGGCAGAAGTGCCAATGCCTTTCAAGCTCTGACACAAGAGGTCAATCAATTCGAGGAATCCTTAAATGCTTCGGAGCTTGTGCAGATCAGCAATGCTCAAAATACCCTTTCCGCTGCTCTGGACAAGGTGCAGTCAGAGTTTACAGAATCCGGCAGATCGTCCGAGGACTTGACAAATAGAATCAACGAACTGCGTGTTGCAATTGACACATTGGGTTCTGTGGACGGTGTAAGCAAGCTCAGAAGCGATATTGAAGCGCTTGCCAATGAGTTGCAGGGTGTCGATATATCAAAATACGCTGGGTTGTCTTCTACGCTCAATACTTACAGAAACCAGGCACAGAGGCTTAATATCAATGCAGACGGCCTTGCTGAAATTGACAGAGCTGCCAAGCTCTTGCAAGAAATCCAAGGAACTGGATTCAAGGATCTAGTTAGCAGCGAACAACTTGCTAAGACACAGGAGCTTGACCGTATCTTAGAGAGCATCCGCGACAATCTAAGAGAAGCAAGCTCTGAGAATACGCTGGAAAGATCGCTTGCATCCATCAATGCAGGTTATGAACGGCTCAGTACAAACCTGACCTCCTTTGGTGAAAAGAACAGCCGGATCTTCCAAGATGCTGATTTTGCAAGCCGGTATGCGGATATTATTGAAAGGCTTGGAGATACATCCAATAGATCACAAGCAAATTTGACCAGCCTGCGTCAAGAAGTCGCTAAGTTTGAGAGCGACGCAAGACAAGCTGGCCTGACCACTGAAACGCTTGGAGAGAAAATCCGGGACGCATACACTAAGTTTGGTGGATGGGCACTTGTCACCAGTTCCATGATGGAGGCCGCACAGGTCATCCAAGAGATGATCGCGGCTGTGACCAGACTGGATACTGCGATGACAGAACTGAAGAAGGTAACAGATGAAACAGATGCAACCTACGAAACCTTCTTCTCCAACGCTGCCACACAAGCAAAGCAAATCGGCACAACAATGTCCGATTACATCAGCTCTACCGCCGATTTTGCAAGGCTGGGTTATTCTCTGGAGGACTCAGAGGAGCTTGCAACGGTAGCATCTGTATACTTTAACGTTGCGGATGGTATCAGCACCATTGATGAAGCGTCTCAGTCTGTAATTTCCACCATGAAAGCCTTTGATGTACAGGTCAATGAGTCGATGGGCATTGTAGACCTGTTCAATGAAGTGTCGAACCGCTTTGCTATTTCATCTGGTGGCATCGGTGAAGCGATGCAGCGTTCGGCCTCTGCCCTGCAAGCCGCTGGCAACACAATGGAGGAATCGGTTGCGCTGATTACCGCTGCTAACTCTGTTGTGCAGGACCCGATGAAGGTTGGCAACGCATTAAAGACACTCAGTATGCGTCTGAGAGGCGCAAAAACAGAGCTGGAGGATGCTGGACTTGCAACTGACGGCATGGCAGAAAGCACCGCCAAACTGCGTGAACAACTGCTGGCATTGACCGGTGGACAAGTTGACATCATGCTGGATGAAGACACCTTCAAGTCCACTTATCAGATTTTACAGGAAATGTCACAAGTCTGGAACCAGATGAGCGACATCAACCAAGCCTCTGCTTTGGAACTGATGGGCGGCAAAGAGCAGGCAAACGTTCTGTCCTCCCTGCTGCAAAACTTTGAGACAGCGCAACAGGTCATGGAAACGTCCCAGGATGCAACCGGGTCTGCTCTGAAAGAAAACGAACGATACCTTGACTCCATCAACGGTAAAATTGCTCAGTTTAAAACAAACTTTGAATCGCTGTCGGCCACTCTGATTGACAGCGAAACCGTTAAGGGTGTTGTAGACTTTGGCAGTGATGCGCTCAATGTCATCGACACTCTGATGCAAAACTTAGGCACCTTCCCCACCCTGCTGGCAACGATTGCGGGTGCGGCGGCGGGTGTTAAATCGGTTGGTAAAACAAATTGCCCCCTTACACCAAGGATGCAAGGTGTAGGGTGTCTATTGATCGATAATAGAAACCAAACCATCAAACTGCTGGGAATGGCTAAAACCTTATCGCCTATACGGAGCCGAAAGGCAGAAACAAGGATAAGGATGGCATACGCTGAGATAAAAGCCGCATAAGCGGTGCTAAGTGCCGAAGACTCACAGAGAGGTACTGTGAGCAATGTCAGGTCAGCAACCAAGTCTCTGTTTAACAGAGAAAGGCTCAACGACTGTAAGGTGGTTGGAGTCCGAAAGGGCTTTTAAGAGACAGTCTGGACTATGGGTAACGCCATAGCGTGTGCTCAGGTGTAAAGACACCTTTGGAAGTAGTACACCGCCATAATCATTGAAAATCTTATAAAAAAGAAAAAGCTCACCAGAACGGTGAGCTTTTTGATATGTTTTTTTATTATTCCACTAATTTTTGGGCAGCCTGCTCAACATACCATTCGTATGCATCACTGTAATGTTTTGTACAATAGTATTCACTACCTATATTGTGAGTGGCCTGCTTGCCACATATGTCACATTTGGATGCTGATACTCTGTTCGCTTGACGATCTGCTATTGCCTGCTGAACTCTTTGATTTTGTTCCTGGCGCTTCTTTTTCTCCGCAGCAGTATTGATACGATGATGTGATTCCCAAGAACCATTATATTCAATCTCCACATCGTCATCTATTTCAATAATTGTATTGTCGCTTTGATGGATGCGGTAATCAAATTGACCTTGTGAATATTTCATATCAATATCCTCGTGGAGATTACGGATGTTTTGATCCATCGTCATCAAAGTGTCCCAATTTGTTGCATTAAAATTATCGCATTGCAAGGTAAAGCTGTATTTGTCATTTACTTCTTCTGTTAAGATTACATTCACTAACCCAGCCTGTTGAGCGTAATTTTGAATCTTATTCCGTCTCATAACATCTGTAATGCTTTGCCAGCAAAGAATCCCTATGAGCACTAGAGCAATCAAAAATAGAAACACTTTTGTATATTTAGCAACGATATTGTCAAACTCTGTATTTTTTTCCATATAAAACACTCCCAAACCCTAAATACTGTAAACTTCCTTTAATGTTTCAAATGTCCAGTACGCTTTAAGCGGTGGTTTTTCAAGTGCTTCTCCTGCCGGGATAACGATCTTTTCTCCGTTCCAGGACAACTCAATTGTAACGTTTGCTTTACGCAGCGTTTCCATAACGCTTGCAGGCATATATTCTATACCTTTTGGAACGTAAATCTTGAATGTATCACCGGCCGGGGTAATGGAAATACCACGTTTTGTGCTCTGCCAAAAGTTGTATAATTCCACTGCTTCTTTGTCTGCCGGGTTTGGCTTTTCAGATTCATAGTTGACAATCTCGGATGGAGTGTGCGGCTTATAATCTGGGTCAACTGGCTTCATTGGGACATCTTCCCCATTAGGTCCTTCCATTGTATCATCGTTAATAACCGTGATACTCAACTCGAATGGAAGCTGGATTTCTCTGTCGTCCCATGGTTTTGCCATGTATATCGCCGTATTATTAGCATTATCATGGATTACCACTTCGTCCAAATAGAACACTCCGCTTGCTTCCCACTCGTTCACATAAGCTGTTGAAGTCAAAGAACCGTTGGCAGAGTACTCCACCACAATCTTTCTATCATTCTCTGGGTTCACAAAAAAAGCAGCAAAATTAGCAATGCCAGACAGGTTATCGTCTGCTTCAATTGTCATATCAAACGATTCACCGGATTTGACAGTGCTCTTACTGAGTGTCGCCGAGTAGAGTGTTGGTGGAGTAAGGTCTCCTTCGTTATTGGAATTGGTGACAGTAAACTTGACGTCAGGAATACTATCGTCTTCGTAACTGCCATAAGATACTGTATTACCTGCTCCATCTTCAATGGTAACGTCGATCAGCTCAAATACTCCAGGAACTAAATATTCGTTGATCTTTGCTTGTCCATGTAACGGATTGTTGGACGAACTGAAATCTGTCACAACAGTTTGAAAAGTGTCTTTATTTTGAAAAATTGCTGAAAAAGTGGCAATGCCAGATTCGTCTGTTGCGTCTAAGGTTGCACTGAGCGTTTCTCCTACTTCGTATGTATCTTTATCTATCGTCAGATTATTTAATACAGGGTCGGTACTATCAATCTGCCCATCATTTTGTACTGACAATGTTAAAGAGTGTGGGAGAGGTAAAGAGTCTCCATAGGGATTTTTCTCATACACAACAGTGTTATTTGCATAGTCATAGACATAAATATAATACAATTCGTAGTTGCCAGATGGAGTATTGCTGTCTATTTCAAGCGGTATCTGCAAATTATTATTCCATCCTACATTATAAAAATCTGTGTTAATTGTTTCTAATGTATTTGGATCTTGAAACTCAACCAAGGCTGTTAAGATTCCAGATCCTTTATCATAGGCATCCAGTGTTATAGTGACTGTTTCGCCAGCTTTGGCAGATGTCTTGTCCAACGAAACACCTGTAACTACCGGCGGTTCAATATCTTCAATGCGCTCTTCTATTTTGGTTTGCTCTACTTCTTCAACTCCTGCCGCACTGACGGGAGCTGCTACACTGAGCACCAATATTGCTGATAAAACAACAGCAAGGATACCCTTCCTTGTCATATGACGACCCCCTAACAATTTGTGTCATTTTTGTGACATATTCATTATGAGTATATTCTAAAAGCACTGATTTATCAAGATCTTTCGTCTTGAAATTTTTGACTCGAAGTCAAAATCGTCGTTGTGCAATATAATACCTCCCAAAGTTTTGTATACTTTGGTATATTGTCTACGACATGATTATGGTAGTAACAACCGATGTTTAACCAAGGCTCTCTTAAAGAGCTTGATGATTACAAAAATAAACTATCCGAAGTATTCCAATACATCACTGACTTCAATGCCTCTAAGCGTACACAACAGGCGCAGAGTATCCTCAATATCGATGTTAGCGAATATGAAAAAGCTGTTTCCATCTATGATGAGCTGCTTCAAAAAGACAGTGAGCTAACCAAAGAGGCGGCAAAGAAACAAGCGATCAGTGATGCTTTCCAGGACGCTTCTGACAGTCTCAGAGACTATGCAGACGCCAATGACATGACAGCCGAATCGGTAAGCAAATTCCAGCAAAGACAGACTGCCGCCATTGACGCCATGCAGAAAACATCGTTGGGAGCAAGGGTAGCTTCTGTTGGTGTTGGCCTGCTTACCAGCGCTCTAACCGCTGCCGGAATAGCATTTGTTACAATGGCTGCTCAATGGGCATGGGATAACCTGATTACGCCAATTGAAACCGCAGCTGAAAAAGCACAGGAACTGCGTCAAGAAGCAGAATCATTACAGTCTGAGGTTGACAGTCTCAACAGCGAACTCCAAACTACAAACGACCGGATTGCGGAGCTTCAGGCCAAAGGGCATCTCACTTTTACAGAACAGGGTGAGCTTGCGAACCTTCAGGCACAGAGAGAAGAACTCGAACGTATCCTTGCTGTTCAAGAAAAGTTGGCCGAAAATGCACTCAATGAAGCAAATAAAGCAGCTGTAGATTATTTTAACCAAAGCGGAGTTTACATGAAGCCAACCGGCGACACCGTGACAAACCGCAATCAGGAATTTGGTTACGGAAATATTCTTGAGCAAACTCAGTCTTACATGGACTATGTTGATAACCTCACTGATAATCTTCGTCAACTAAGACAAGAACAGGCTGAGTTGGAAAAATCTGGCGATACAACAGGTATCGAATACCAAAATCTGACCAATCGAATTGCAACGGCGACATCGGAGATCGATAAATATAATAGTAAGATCGACGAGAACGTCTCTGCTATGCAAGAGCAAGGCCAGTACCTCAAAGAAGGTACACAGACCTTTAATGATTATAACGATGTCCTCAACCGTTATCTGGCTGAGGACGACCTTGGAAAGATGTTTGAGAACGTTGTTTCTTCAAACGGCCTGGAGCGTGTTGACGCTTACTTCCAGCGGATGGCTGAGAATGGCAGGCTGACCCCAGAAATGATTGCACAGTCTGAGGAATACGCTCTAGCCATTAGTAAAGAAGGTCTGTCCGCTGAAGAAGCATCAGAACATTATTATGCAATGGCAGAAGCCAAACAAACTGCGGCCAATGCCCCTCAACCTGATATTGATTTTTCTGATTTTGAAGATGCAGATGAAGCCTTAAAACAGGTTATTGAAGATATGGGAGTTATCAACTCCACAGAACTCAATGCCGCTCATTTTGAAGTGGAGGGCATGGATGCCAGCCTGTGGCAAGAATTTATCGATTATTGTAACGAATACAACCTGTCCGTAGAAGAAGCGATTGAAAAAGCAGAAGAACTTGGCTATGTCTCATCTGATGCTGTAAGCGGTATTGCAAGCAGCTTTGCCGATGCCGCAACCGGAACGCAATCGCTGGTAGCAGGTCTTGCTGGTGTCCAGCAACGCATGGATGTGCTGATCGGCGCATACCAATCTTTGGCTAACGGAGAAAAGCTCTCTGCATCCACTATGCAGGAACTACTCAATTACTATCCACAGCTTGAATCGGAATTGATGCAATACCTTACCGGTATGCGCACACATACCGAGTTGATGGCCGATCTGGAAGAACTGTACCAGCTTGATCTTGATAACTGGAACGCTCTGTTGCAAGCCAAACTGGAAAACGACTCTGAATTTTGGGCGCAATGGCTTTCCAACAACGAAACCTGGGTAGCTGAATTTGCGAGTGCTTATGGTGTTGACCTGAGCAATTATACCTCCTACGCACAGGCAAAGATGGCTCTTATGCAAGCCATGATTAACATGCAGAACATGGAGGTTATCGGTGGCCGTGAAACCACTGTAGATGATACTGGTGCGATCGTTACAGGTCAACAGCGGGTCCAAGATGCGGTGAACGTCACCGAAGACGCTGTAAAAGCGCTGGAGGATGCGTTTAAGCAAGCTCAAAGCGTCTCTTTTAATTCTCTGGAAGGTCAGTTTGGTTCTTTGCAATCCGCCATTGACAGCACCGCAAATTCTGCGAGAGACGCCGCCAGCGCGATCCGGTCTATAGCATCCAGCAGCCTATCCCAGATCAACGGCCTGATGGACATGACTATCTCCATGCTCAAACAGGATCTACAAAACCAGCTGGACGGTATTGATGCCAGCCTTGACGCGATGCAGGACAACTACAACGCGCAAAAGGACAACATCGAAGCCAATCGCGATGCCGCGCTTGACAGCATTGAAGATCAGATTGACGCCCTGCGCGACCAGAAAGACGCACAGGACGATATGTACGACGCTCAGATCGACGCTCTGCGAGACGCACAGGACGCTCAGGATAAAATCTATGAGGATCAGATAGATGCCCTAGAGGATGAACTGGACGCTTACAACAAAATCATTGATGCTCAGATCGAGATGATCCGTCTCAAAGAGGAACAGCATGATTATGAAAATGAGCTGGCAGACAAGCAGAAAGAGGTTGCCGACATTGAAGCACAGTTGGCAGAGCTTGGTTTGGATGACAGCATTGAGGCTCAAAAGAAACGTCTGGAGCTGGAAGAAGAATTAGCTGAAAGGAAAGAAGAACTCGAAGAATTTCAGCATGACAAGAATATCGAGGATCAGATCACCGCTCTGGAGAATGAAAAGAAGCAGTATGAGGAAGAACAGCAAGCAGCGATAGACCGCATCGAGGCAGAAAAAGAAGCCTATGATGAGATGATCTCTGTTAAGATTGAAGGTATCCAGAAAGCCAAAGAGGCTTTTGATGATTCCATCGAAGCTGAAATTAACGCCCTGCAAGACCAAAAAGACCGGATGCAGGACTACTACGACTCTCAGCTTGCTAACCTTCAGCGCAATTATGAGGCTGACAGAGCTGCGGCGGAAGCGCAAAAAGAGCGCATACAGGCGCAGATCAACGATGAGGCATCCCTGCGTCAACAGGCCATTGAGCTGATTGAGGGCCGTTCTCAGGAATTCTATAATCGCTTGATAGAGTGGAATAGACAATACGGCACCGGTATCGATGCCGACGTTACTCTTAAGTGGAACAACGCTTATGCTGCGTTGGAAACCTTTGGTGGCAAACAGTTTGACGTTTTAAGTGTCATGAATGATCTGACATTTGCTGCTGACGGATTCACCGCTTCTCTGTCGGAAGCTGTTGCAGAAGCTGGAAATTTACAGTCTGCTTTGCAAGGCGTACTCAACATGCAAAGCACTGTAGCTAAATTTAACCAAGCCAGCATGATTGATGCAGCCACTTCTCACGGTGCATCCCCAGGTGGAAAGCCAACTCCGTTCGCAAAATACCATGAGGGTGGTGAGGTTGGCAAGGATAACACAATTTCCTATAAGCAATTCCGCACTTACATGGAAAACCTGAAGTCTGACGAAATTCCCGCCATCCTTCAGAAGAAAGAGTGGGTGCTTACTGAGGAACAACAAGGCAACATTCTGAAGCTGGCGCAGAACCAACAGGAGATCATCGATTCCTTTACCAGAATGTATAGTAGTCTCTCCTCTGCCCTGCCGGACAACGATTTGTCAAGTCTCAATAGAACCCTGTCCACTAACGGTATCCCAGAGATGCCTGAAAGCGTCTCTGCTGTGTCCGGCAGCGAACCGATCAACTTCTTCATTTCGACTGAAATCACAGGCAACGCAGATGACAGCGTAATGGACGACTGGTTTGCGAAGAACTCTGAAGCGTTTCAGGATCGGTTTGCAAGATACACGTTGGAACGGATTAACTATAAACGTAGTTTGAGAACTGTAAGATAGAGTTAAAGGCTGGCCTCATAAGGCCAGCCTTTTTATGATGGAGGAAAAACAATGATTGATATTAAAGAAGCTACCATCGAACAACTGATGGAAGAACTATGCAGCCGAGAAGGGGTTTCTCATAATTACATTGAAGCAAAACACGATTTTCAGATGGTTGGTAGTGGCCCCGTAGATATTATTATGATTCAACCAGAATAATGGCTGTCTACAAGAAAGGAGGTTGGTGGCATGAGCTTTAAAGGGCTGAATTTTTTGTATGATGGTACTCCCTCCGAAGTGTATGGTCTGGTCATTACCAAGATTGGTGGCGAGGGCGAAGAGAATGTTTCTGGCGGCTCTCAGGTGAAACCTGTTACCGACAAAACCTTTCGCTCTCCTGTGTTTCAATGTTTCGGAGTTGAGCAGGAGGACCCTCTGAGTTTTGAAATTGAATTTTTCTGTCAACGTGAGATCGACCGCTTTGACCTCTCTGCTATTCTGCTGTGGCTATGCGGCCACAACACCTACAAGAAGCTGCAAATATGCCAAAATGACCTAAGAAACTTCTATTACGAATGCTTGCTGGTTGATCCAGAGGTGCTTTATTATGATAACAAGATCCGTGGGGTGCGATGTACCGCAGAGTGTAACGCACCCTGGGCATGGGAATATGAGAGAGTGGAAACTTACTCCTTCCCTGCCTCCACCTATCGCACCAACAACGCAATACGGTTTCTAAATCTCTCAAATGACCACAACGACACACTGCCGCGAGTGACCTTTAAGATGTCGCCGCAAAGTACAGAATTTTCCATTGTCAATCATTCCTATGGTGACAGAGATTTTAGTTGGACAGGTTTGCAGGGAGGAGAAACAATCGAGTGTAATTGCCAAACCGGAATCATCACCTCCTCGACTGGAATGAGACGTCTTAAAAACTTCAACAAGAAGTTTCTACGATTGATCTCCGGTATGAATGAACTGGAGTGTATTGGTAGCGTTGATTTGCTGGAGATCGCCTATACACCAGTCAGAAGGGTGGGTGGTTAATCATGTTTTCTTTTGATGTGCATGGTCAATACGAGACTCCCCTGCTGGTTCTCTGCACTCCAATTCGTGAAGAAATGTTTCTCTTAACTGAGGCCAGGGACATAACCTATACAGCGGTCTTTGATGATCTGTCGCAGCTAGAGTTTGAGGTAAGCCCCGTCTTCAGCAACGGAGAGCCAACTCCTTACTTTGATTACGTCAAAAAGCGTAAAGTCGTTCATGCAATTGGCCTTGGATGGTTCGTCATCCAACAGGTGAGCGAATCGAATGATGGCAGCAGACCAATCAAAACAGTAAAGTGTGTATCTGCGGAAAAGCTGCTTGACCAATACGCCATCAACCTGATGGATGGCACCTATAAATTCTACGATGCTTTGCAGCCGGATACCTCCCTCCTGGGTGCTTTTATTGGTCAAACTGAGTGGGAGATCGGTCACATCGACACAGAACTATGGAACAAATACAGAACCTTTGAGTTTGACGCAGATGCCGGTCTTTACACTACGCTGCGCGGCGATATTGAAGATGCTTATGGATGCGTCTTTGATTTTGACACAGAAAAGATGCTGGTCAACGCTTATGTCAAAGGAACGCCAATGGATGAAACGGATATTGTTTTTACATTCGATAACCTCATCAAACAGGTGGACATTGACGAAAATGACGAAGATCTGGTTACAGCTCTAAGCGTCTACGGAGATAACGACCTTAACATCCGATCTGTCAACCCGCTTGGCACAAATGTGATCTATCGGTTCGATTATTTTAAAAAGCCTGAGTGGATGACACAAGGACTGATTGATGCGCTGACAGCCTGGGAGGCAAAGGTTGATGCACAAAGACAGCCTTATGCTGACCTTTTGGCAAGGCTGAAAACGGAGAACAAAACCCTCATCAAACTGGAGGGTGAGCTAACCGAATTAAAGGCTGACCTTGACGCTCTGGAACAGGTACGGACGGTGCGAATTAAAGGAGATCAGCCGCTTGGCGATATTACAGACCAAATCAACGCCAAACAAGCAGAGATTAACGCAAAACAAGCCGAGGTGGACGCACAAAAGACTAAGGTACAGAGTATCACCGATCAGCAGCTTGCCATCAACAAATCCCTCTCGTTTGAGGAAAACTTTACAGAGGAGCAGCTGGCAGAGCTGCAATGCTACACCAACGCTGCTACTTATACTAACGACAACTACACCATCACAGACAATATGGACTACACAGACATTCAGGATCAGTCTCAAAGTCTCTACGATGATGGTGTCAAGAAGCTGGAGGAAATTTCTGTACCGAACTACAATTTCGATATGGACGTCGTAAACTTTATGTTCTTGACGCAGTACCAACCTTTCATCGACCAGATCCAGCTTGGAGCTACCGTCCACGCAGAAGTTCGAGATGATTACTGGGTCAACCCTATGGTAGTAGAGATCATCGTCAAGTATGATGCGCCGGACGACTGCAAATTGGTATTTAGCGACTCTTTCCGTCTGATGGATGAATACTGCGTGTTCGATGAGTACGATGCGGACTATTCCAGCTCTGCCAAAACACTGAGCGAAAGTAAGAACTTGTGGGACAAAGCAACAGCAAGCGGTGTCGTTGACTATGTGCAAGACATCCGGCAAAATGGTTTGAATCTTGCCTTAACGAGTGTCCTAAATGCAAATGACCAAAGTATTGTGTTGGACAAGTTTGGTCTTTGGGGAAGGTCTATGACCGATGATGGGAACTTTGATCCTGAACAGGTGCGCCTCATCAACAACCTTTTGGTATTTACGGACGATAACTGGCAGACAGCAAAGGCTGCGCTGGGTAAAATCAAAATGCCTGACAGCGAAAATTATGCCTATGGTCTGATTGCTGATGTTATCATCGGCCAACTGGTAGCATCCAGCGAACTTGTTATCAGCAACGAATCCAATACCTTCCGTGTTGACGCTGGCGGTGCGGAGCTTATCAATGCTTACTTTAAGCTGACCTCCGGTAATGGACGAAGCCAGATTGTACTTGACCCGAACGATAATTCTGCGATCAGGATTCAAACAGATACCGGCGGCGGGTTTGAAGACAAATTCTATGTAGACCTGTCTGGCAATATTGTCGCTGAAGATATTAAAACCAATTCTGGTACAATCGGTGGATGGAATATTAAGGAAGATGGTTTATACTCCAACTGGGGAGACTACATCAAATCTAATGGTTACGGAAAACTGAGCTTGCTGACCTACACACCTTCCTCTGCCGTATTTGATGGCAACATCTACGCCAAAAATCTGTTGGACAAGGTGCAGCATGTCAATATGGGTACTAACTCTGTTGATACGGAGCAGCTTTTTAATTCGGCTATTAGTAATCCTAAACTTCAAGACGGGTGTGTGAGCGAGGACAAATTGGACTGGGAAGTTCGGAGTCTTCATGCCGATTTAATTGATGCTGATAAAATCCTTGCAAGGCAGATCGGTGATGTAGATAATCGTGTAGATCAAGTGTATGCTGAAGTGATTGATACCAGAGAGTTGATCGCTGATGAAGTACGCGCACGCGAGGCCGATATTAGAGAACTGCGCGCTGACATTTTGGAGGTTGAAAATGCCATCATTAAGAGAGCAGAAATTGAAAGCATCGTTGCTTCTAAAATTAGTACGTCGACTCTGGACGCAGATCAAATTATACTATCTGGAAGAAGATGTGGAAGAGTAAATGCTATCATCGGTGTAACAGCAGATTACGTTAGCTATAAAGATCCCGCTATCACCAGGGTTACGCTGAAAAAGAATGGCAATATATACACACTCGATACGTCAACAGGCAGCTTTATGACATCACTTAACATTAGAACAACACCAAAAGCTTGTGTTGGATTAGAGTAAAGGAGCACCATTATATCATGCAAGAACAAATTACAAACCTGAAAGCTGTGCTGGCAGCTTTGGATACTCTGAGTCTTACAGGCTCCAAAAACTGCGGCACATATTATAACTGCATGAGCGTTCTGGCAAAAGCAATCAATGAGCTGGAAGCTATGCAGGCAAAACAAACGAACACAGAGAACACCGATCTTACCAAATAGGCAGGATTTTTTATTGCCCTGAAAGGAGTGAGAGCCGTGATTGGAAACAGCATCCTCGCCCAATACCTCGAAGATTGTGAGTGTATCCAGGGCGACACAATGACACTAACCTATGAGTTTTTCGATGGTGATGGCAATCCTCTCGATCTGCGTCGCGCCAAAATGTATGTGACGTTCTGTCCTTACGGACAGTACAACTCCCCCGCTTTGACTAAGCAAGGAATTGTATCTTCCGGTGCGCCAAACACCTGTGTGGTCAACCTGACCAAAGAGGACACCATCAACCTGAAGGACATCAAGTACAACCAACAACCCGTCATTTTAATCAATGAGGGTGAAGATAATGAAAGAGAATACAGAAGAGCGCAGGGCGACATCATCATGTACCCTGCCATTTACGCAAGAACATAAGGAGGAAACAATATGATTTCGATTGAAGAAGCAAATGCCGTACTAGGTATGAGACTTGGCAACCGTACAGCATCGACCGTAAACACCTGGTATGTTGGACTGTCCACTACTCCAATCTCTGAGGATGGCAGTGGTATTTCCGAACCAAGTGGCGATAATGGCTATCATAGAGTCGCCATCCAGAATAACAGTTCCAACTTTACAGCGCCGTCCAACATGACCGTCAAGAACGCTAATCCGATTGTTTTCGATGAGGTGACTGCGGACTGTGGTACTGCAACCCACATCTTCCTCTCTTCCGAGGAAACTGGTGGCAGAGCGGCTTATTACGGTCAGTTTACAGTGCCACGTCCGATGCCTGCACAGTCTAACCTAACCATTAACGCCGGTGACGCTACTTTCAAGATTGTCAACGTCCAATAGGCGGTGATGGTAAATGGCAACTAATCGCTGGCAGATTATTCTGGACAATTTTCCAAAGTATTTCTCGGAAAGGGTACAGTTCCTTTATGGTTTTTCTGTAGCGTTCCACGCCATTTCCCACATGAGAGCCGTTTGGGATAACGCATATCGTGTTGACACAGAGTTCGCAGGCCATATTAAAAGTTATGGCGATATGGAATCCCAACACCGGTACGAATCGGAGGCTTCTGCAACTTCCACCCTGTATGCGGATACCACATCTGCTTACAAGGTGGAGGTGGAAGTCATTCCTCGTACAGGAGTATCTGGTAAACTCGACCATGCAATGCGCTTTGATGTGGACATGCGTGTGCGAAACAACATCTATGCAAGAATTGAATTGCAACACAAATATGATGTGGAAGCTGCTGGTCATGTTATCTATCGCGGCGGGCTTGATGTACAATACCGCGTTGACATGGAGGCTGTCCCTCATCTCAACATGATCGGTCGTGTAGATAGTGAATATGCCGTCGATTTGGAATCTGAGGGTTATATTGAAATGACCGGCATGATGAACAGCACACATGCTTACAGAACAACTGTTGTTGCGATTGTGGCAAGGCTTTACAAATTATTTGAGCGCAATGATGAAACTCTGGAAGCTGTAAATGACCTAACTTTGGAAGATTTCTGTATCAAGGAAATTGTTTAGTCGATTAGTAAGGAGGAGATGAAATGCCACAAACATTATCCAAAAACCTGCAACTGATCGACCCGATTGGTGCAGATAAAGACATGTATGTAAAAGATGCGCTGAACCTAATCGCCGGTGTTGGCACAGAGAGCAATATCTATAAGATCAACGAACTCTTTACAGGTATTGACGAAAAAATTGCCGAGCTGGAAGATCGTAATGCGCTGACTGATGTAAACGCCACCTACGCATCGACAAGCGGAAACATCGCTGCTTTTAATGGTGTAGTGGCTGACATTGACAGCTATCGTCCTGGCATGGTACTGATTTTGACGCTGCCGCAGACCAATGCTGGCGGCATCACTCTTAATATCAATGACCTGGGAGCAAAAGCTGTCAAAAAATATGATGATAACGGTTCTTTGATGGATCTGGAGGCTGGAGATTTTGTACTCCGCCATAAATATTTTATCGAATACGACGGCACCCAATTTGTGCTACTGTGCGAAAACGATACGCAGAAACTAAAGAACCTTGACAACAAGATTGACACCCACATGGATGATGAGGTCGTCCATATCACAGGTGAGGAGAGAACCTCTTGGAATAGCAAAAGTGTTGTGACGGCATCCGAGGAAAACGGCAAGATCAACGTGGACGGTGCTCCGGTTACAGTGTACACACATCCAGAGGGGACCAATCCTCACGGAACAACCAAAGCTGATGTTGGGCTTGGCAACGTTGCTAACGAACGGCAGTACAGTGCTGAGAACCCTCCACCCTACCCTGTTACCAGCGTCAACGGCAAAACAGGCGCGGCGGTGCTAAAGACAAGCGACATTGAAAATGACCTGAATTACCAAACCGGTGATGATGTATCTGGCAGTGTAACAGACGCCATCAATGCACTGAAAGGCAGTGTGCCAGAAGCACTAAACACCCTGCAAAAACTTGCAGCGGCAATCAACAACGATGCTAACTACCATACTACGGTAGACAATGCACTCAACGGCAAAGCTGCAAAAGACCTGAGTAACGTTGATAACGCAACCTTACTGGATAAAGGTAAAGCCGCCGGTCTTCTGGACTCCGCTACAGCAGCAACAACTTATGTTGCCAAAGACACTTATGACGCAGATCAGGAATTGCTGGAGGACGATATTGCAGAGCTGCAAACAACGACTGGGCAGCTTGAAAGCGAAAAAGCTGATAAGACAGAGCTTCCGCACAAAGTGATTTCTGTTACATTGACTACTGCCGGATGGGCTTCTTCGGTGGATGGGATTTATTCACAGGGAATTACCAACAGTGCCATTACAGCAAACATGAAGTTGAACCTTGCGCTTGCGTCTAACGAAATGATGAAAACTTTGGCTGACGCAGGAGTATACGGTCTAACAGCAGTAAACGACAATGGGACGGCAAGCGTGTTGGCATACGGGGAACAGCCCACAATAGACATTCCTGTTCAGGTTGAGCTTGTGGCAGTAACGACAGAATAAGGAGGGAAAAATGAATGGCTAAAATTTATGGAACTCCAATCATGGCGGGAGGCGCAGGGGGGGCGAACAAAGACCTGCCGCCGCTGCTGGATAATTTTAAGGCTTTTAAAGGCGGTGGAACTAGTGAGAATCCACACATCACTATCCAAGCTGACAAGATGGCTACGTCCAGAGCGAACGAACTTGCCGGAGCTGTGTGGGTTTATGCAGACCATGAACCTACTTCCGTGAACGATGGTACGAAGATTCAGTTAACAAGAGAAGAAGTCGTTACATCTGATGGGGGCGAGGAACAAACCGTCACCAAAACGGTTGAATGGAATAACGAAGCCGATTTCTTCGCCCGTCAGTTTACCTACAACTCCAAAAAGCAGTACCAAACCATGTTAGAGGGCGCAATTGCAACTATCACGTTGGTTGGTGTACCAGAGCCGGTATCCGAACTTGCTGAAACGCATTCTGGTTCTTCTATCACATTGACATGGAAGAATCCAACATCGGATGAGCTTTACAATCACACCGTTGTGGTTTACAAGACCGGTGCTTTTCCGACCGCGATTGATGACGGTACGCAGGGCTACAGCGGAACGGATGAAACGGCAACCCTGTCTGGATTGAAGCTTGGAAGCACCTATTACATTGCGGTATTTACCGTCAGCGCATATGGATTATACGGTGAACCACAAACCGTTCAGGTTGAGATTCCTGCCGTCAAACTGCTTTCTTCTCTTGCATCTGGAACTAAGGTTAAACTCGGCAAGTGGAATAATACCGATTTACAGTGGAAAGTTGCGAAAGACACAAGCGACCAAAGCATAAGACTTGTTCTTGAACCAACCAGCGTGTCTTTGTTGGGCAATATGCAATACGACAATGCCGAGCCGAGCAATAGTAACAGTAACCGTAAGAGATACGGAAACAACCGGTATATCTACTCCAACATTCACCAGTGGCTGAACGCAACAAAAGTGTCTGGATGGTATACAGCACAGCATAGCGCAGACGCTGCACCAGCCTACGCATCTTCTCCGGGATTCCTGAGTGGATGGAGCGAAAATCACATTGCCGCACTTGACAGAGCAACATTAACAACGTCAAGAGCAAAGATTGATGGAGGCGGCACTGAAACATTTGTTGCAAGAGTATCCTTGATTTCTACTACAGAGTTAGGGTTACAGAATTCAACTGGCGGTGGAAGGTTAGATATATTCGACTCAGATAGTGACAGAGAAACTGGTTCAGACTATTGGACTAGAACGCCAAGCCCCTCGACCGACCACGTCGCGTATCAGGTAACGGGTGCTGGTGGTCTCTACGGCTACACTTACGTCTTCGACACGAAGGGGGTTCGCCCACTTTGTATTCCTGCATCTACTGCGTTAGTATCGCCGGAAATGGATGATGACAACTGCTACGTTGTTCAATAATGCGGAATCAGGAATCCCGTATCTTTTGAATCCCTCAAAATCAATTTAATCCCTGACGATAAGGTCAAGGTTAGGAAAGGAAGTGTTTCTAAATGACAATTGATGGACATTGGTACATGGCAGAATGTACTTCTATTAAAGAGCCTGTACCATACATGGACGGAGAAACCTTTTATCTGCCGGTGAATATTGAATTTCTGGAAGAACCGCAGATGTACAGCTATCAGGAATATAGGTTCAACCTGCCCATCAACTATGATATTCCAGAAGAAATACCCGAACAGCTTGCGAATGTTCTGGACGAATTTTCCAGCAGATCGGAAGTTCTTGAAAAAGAAAATACTTCGATGGCGAATTATGGAGCTGAACAGGTAAAGGAGTGGTGTGAAGTTACTGGAAATCCTCCCACGGCAGACAGCGGTGTGTTTGCAAGCGGAGTGGATGAATGGAAAGCGGGAGTTGAATACAAGCTCAACGACCTGTTCACCTATCAAGGCAACATGGGATATGTCAAGCAACCAACCCTTACCTCTCTTGACGTTTATCCTCCATTCAGTGTTGGGACAGAAGCGTTGTACGGTGCAAGGCCGAAGCCTGATGCGGACGGTATTTATCCATACGTTTACAACATGGGTATCTATAAAGGGATGCTTGTGAGAGACGATGATGGAGTCCTCTATCGCTCCATTACTGGAACGCAGGAGAGACCAACCGAATTGCTTTATCATCCGAAATATGTACCAACTCTGCTGGAAAAAGTGGAAGAAGGTGGAGAAGAAGCACCATCTGAGGAATATCCGGAGTGGGTTCGGCCAACCGGAGCGCATGATGCTTATGCACAGGGCGCAAAGGTAAGCCACAACGGAAAGAAATGGACAAGCGATATTGCGGCGAACGTTTGGGAACCAGGCGTGTACGGATGGACAGAAGTAATCTAACTACTGATTTTTAACACAAGTGAAAGGAAGGAAAGAACATGACTCTATATAAATATCTAACCCCCCTCCCCATTGTGAAATAAGTAACAATGTCACTCCCAGGAAAGTGGGGTGCTGTCAATGGCTGTAATTTACGGCACTCCCCTTTTTCTGAGTGGTGGCGGGGGTCAGAATTTAACATTGCCACCTATGGTTACAAACCTTGCAGCTTCGACAGGAGACCAAACAATCACCTTAACTTGGACAAATCCGGTTTCGGATGTTTTATCTGGCGTGTTAGTTGTTTACAATGCTAATCATATTCCAGAGAAGGTTTCGGATGGTACTAAGGTTGATGCTGGTTTGGCCGAAACTGTCGATTTAACAGGGCTTGCAAACGGAACTTTGTATTACATTCGTGTATTTCCTTATAACTCTAAGAAACAGTATCAAACGATATTGGAAGGAGCTACCATTACTGCTACTCCAGATGATTTCCCAGCGGAACCGACATCTTATTCGGAAATAGAAACGGTGTATTCTTCAATCGAATGGGATGTTCCAGAAAATGGATATTATCAAATAGATGCCGCGTCTAAAGGTGGAAGAGGTGGTAATAGTATATATGCTAAACCTGACAATGTTGGCTTCTTTATGCCACACTCGGGTGGTGGTGGTTCAGGGGGTATATCTCGCAAATCGTTGATAGCACTGAATAAAGGTGACAAAATTAACGTAACTGTCGGCTCAAACGGTTCTGTAAATGTGTCTGTGGGTGACATAAATTTATATCTTACACCTGGCGCAGACGGTGTAAATGCCGACAAAAATTCTCATGGTTATGGAGGAAACGGAGGAACTGCTTCCGGAGGAGACGTTAATATAAACGGCGTTACTGGTTCTCGAACCACCAGCACTTCGGGTGATGATTCTCCCGCTGCGTCAGGAGGAATTACATCAAATAATTTTGGTTTATCCGTATATGGAGGAACTGGCGCAGGAGTTAATAGTGGACGACCTTCTGCTGGTACACTTGGCTCCGCCGCTTTTGTCGTGTTTTATCGTGGTAATACCAATCAACCATCTCCATCCACAGCTTCTGTTATGTCTCTCACTCCTCGTAACGCTTCCATCGAAGCTAATTGGACGAACAGCGGAGATCCAGAATCCGTAGGTACGATTTTAGTATCTAATTCTGATCATGTTCCAGCTCATCCAACTGATGGAACTTCCGTAGACGTTGCAGAAGCTACTTCTTACACCATTACAGATCTTCCGAACAATAAACCTTCTTATATTAGCTTGTTTGCTTACAATGCTGACAAGACCAAATACAGTGCAGCCAAATCTGATGTGGGGATACCCAAAGAAGTTACCTGGTATGATGTACAGAAAGATTTGAAAGAAGATGTTGCCGAAGCGCAGGAAAATGCAGAGCAGGCACAGGAAGTTGTTCTGCTAACCAGAGACTTCCTCCCTGATGCTGTTGCACTTACTCTCCCTGAAATCTATGATGAATGGAATCCAGATGGAATATCGTACATAGGCAAAGATACTGCCACTGAGGACAAGCCTGCAAGTATCGTCATACGTAACGGATTTCTGTACCGCTGCCTGCAAAGTCACACTTCGCAAGAAAACTGGACTCCGGAGAACTCCCCTTCCCTATGGGTCTTGATTGACGATCCAGCAATTGAGTGGCCGGAGTGGAAACAACCAACCGGAGCACATGATGCTTATTCTATCGGGGCCAAAGTATCCCATAACGGCAAAAAGTGGATTTCCCAAATAGAAGCAAACACTGTAGAGCCAGGTACGGATGATCGCTATTGGAAAGAGTACTCCGAATAATACAATAAAAAGACGCAGCCAGCATCGATTTGATGCTGGCTGCTGTCTTGAAAGGAGTCTTAACAACAAAGTTAAGTGACTTATGATAGGCGGGTTTAGAACTCACTTGTTTAAATTCAGTATACATAACTTTGCTAACTATGTCAAGTATCAAATCTTATACCGACCACGACATGATTTCAAAGTAGAACGGAGGTGAGCACAATGATTAAAATTCGAGTTGGCAAGACGGAGCTGCACTTTATCCGCAATGAGCTTTTGACATGCGGCTCCCGCAATGCTTTTAAGGTTCGCTTTACCTTTGACGACGAGATATGGAATGGGCTTAAAAAGATCGCCGCTTTTCAGTCTGGAGAAACCGTTATGGACTCTGCTCTGGATGACAAAGAAACTGCCATCATTCCCTGGGAGGTCCTACAGCTTCCGGGGGAGCATTTATATATTGCGGTTGCAGGATATAACGGAACAGACACAATCCTCACTACGGAGTGGATAGACGCTGGAGAAATCCATCTTGGCATGACCAATACATTACCGGGAGATCCCTCCCCTTCCATCTACGAACAGCTACTGAAGGATATTGGTGTACTGAGCAACCTGACCACTGACACAAAAGAAAATCTGGTAGCAGCCATCAACGAGGTGGACGCAGAGATCGACGCGATTCGAGAAGATCCTCCTGTCTATATTCCTGCTGTATCTGAAGAAGGTGAACTGAGCTGGACAAACAACTACGATCTGGATAACCCTGATCCTGTCAATATTAAGGGTGATGCAGGCGACGTTGCAGAAGACAGCGAAGTTTCCGATATGTTAGATGATGTTTTTGGCGAAGGAGGTGAGCCTCCAGATGAACAAATCGCCACCGATGAAGAAGTAAGCGATATGTTGGAAAATGTTTTCGGGGACATTGAAGACGCAATCCCTGATAACATGGTAGCCACAGACACAGAAGTAAACAACATGCTTGATTCTGTGTTTGACTAAAAAGGAGTGATAAAACATGCCAGAGAGCAAATTAGTAACATTAGCACAGCTGCAAATGCAGGCAGAACGAATCAAAGCTGAATTGAACAAGTATACCCTCGACAGCGAACTTGAAACCGCTGTTGATAATGCCATCACAGAAGCTGGCGCATCTAAGATGGAAGTGGTAGAAGCTGTTCCGGAACAGGAAACTGCACAAGAAAACGTACTGTACATTTATAACAACACCGGTACAGGCAAGTACGAGATTTACGCACTGATTTCCGGTGCTGTTGTTCGCCTGGATGATGATGGCGGCAGCGTCACCGATGATATGATTGCAACCGATGAAGAAGTAACCAGTATGCTTGATGAAGTATTTCCACAGGCATAAAGTAAAGAGTAATTTGGAGGGAACAAACTATGTCTTATGATGTAACAAAACTTACCCAACTCGGCCATCTGAAATCCCTGGCTGAAAAAGTTGCAGCTGAGTGCGCCACCAAAACAGAGCTGGCTGCACTGTCCACCAGAGTAGATGAGATTGTCTCTACCGGTGGAGAACCTAACGTCCTTGTAGGTGTCAAAGTAAATGGCACCGCACTGTCTATTGCAGAAAAGATGGTAGACATCCTAATTGCTACCGGTACTGGTAACGGCACACTGGCCGTAAATAAGGTCGATGTGCCTATCAAAGGTCTGGCTGCTCTGGCTTACAAGGCACAAGTAAGCAAAACTGATCTGGATTCTGCACTGCAAGCTGTTATCGATGCTAAAGCAGCGCAAACCGATCTGGATGCCGCCGAAGTCAACATCGCTTCTATTCAGTCCACCCTCACTACCCTGCAAGGCTCTGGCGAAGGATCTATCGAGAAAGCAATCGATGACGCCATCAACGAATTTGCCACCAATGTCTCTGATGACGATGTGGTCAACTCCTTCAAAGAGCTGGTAGATTGGGTTGCGCAACATGGTTCCGAAGCATCGGAAATGTCTGCTGGTATCCAAGAAAACAAAACAGCGATTGCAACCCTGAAAACCTATGTAGGCACTCTGCCGGAAGAAGCCACCTCGCAGAATGTTGTTGCGTACATCGCAGAGGCTATTACTAAACTGAACATCGGTCAGTATGCAACCACCACCGCCATGAACGCTGCTCTGGCAAACAAAGTAGATAAGGTAGACGGTTCTCGCCTGATGACCAATGACGAAGGGACCAAGCTTTCTGGTATTGCCGCTGGTGCGACCAAAGTTGCAAAATCCGAAACCAACGGTAATGTTAAAATTAACGACGTTGAAACCGTTGTTTACACCCTACCTTCCGATGTTGTTCGTGGTCAGATCGCTACAACCCCAGAAGTCACTGAAATGCTCAACGAGGTTTTTGCTGCTCAGGAGTAATTATATTTGGCGCGGAGACATCCTCCGCGCCAATGCCTTTTTGAAAGGAGGTCTTGAGCATGAGTGACAAGGTGAGCACTCTGGAGGCTTTGCGGCTAACGGCCACCGCTGCAAAGGGTTATGTTGCCCAACAGATTGCAAATACGCTGCATGCCATCCAAACTGTGCTGGAGGAGATGAGCGGATCGCTTGAAACACTAGAGACAAATCTGGGCGGCAAAACAGCAGGTGGCGCATCACTTGCTGCTGAACCGAATCAGGACACTCTAGCCACAGAAAAGGCTGTGCAAGCCTATGTAGACAGCAGCCATAGTGTGATTTCTCTGGTTTTACCAGCCTCCAGTTGGGTAATGGCTTCCGACGGATCTTACACACAGACATTCAGCAATGCCGCAATTACAGCGGAACACCGCTTAGAAATAGCGATGGATACTGCGTCTATCCAATCATTGATTGCAGGCAGCATATCCAGCATTCGTGTTGATAATGACAACGGTACTCCAACTGTGGTGGTTACTGGTGGCAAGCCAAGCTCCGATTTGTCGGTGCAAATTACCTTGGTGAAAGTAATGATTACCTAGGAGGTGCAAGATGGAAGCACTGAACGAAATCTCAATGTTGGTAAAGGAATACATCAGCCCAGAAACACTCTGGTTGGTTCCCTGCCTTTATGCATTGGGCATTATCATAAAAAAATCCATCAGAATCGACGATACATTGATCCCCACAATCCTTTGTGTTGTGGGGATTTTTCTATCTGCCTTAATTAGTGTCGGTACAGCAGAGCCGCAGAACTGGATGCAGTGGATTATCTTGGGTGCCGTCAGCCTTGGACAAGGTTATGTCATTGCAGCTGCGGCGATCTGCCTAAATCAGCTGGTCAAACAACACGTTAAGGCGGGAGAACTGAAGAAAGGTTTTGATGGAGATGGAGAAATAAACGGAAAGGACGGTGAGAACGATGAAAAACGGAATTGATGTATCCTACTGCCAAACAAAGGTAGACTGGAACAAGGTTAAAGCTGCTGGGATTGATTTTGCCCTGATCCGCGTAGGTTACTGCTACAACAATGGTGCTCTGAAGATAGACAACATGTTTAAGAGCCACATGGCCGGGGCAACTGCGGCAGGCATTGATGTTGGCGTCTACCTGTACAGCTATGCTACCAGCACAACCGCTGCGAAGAAAGCGGCACAAGAGGTTGTCAAGGTCATCAAGCAATATACCCTGACTTACCCTGTATGCTTCGATATTGAATATGAGTCGATTTACACAGGCGGGAGCAAGCGGGTCAACACAGACATTTGCAAGGCTTTTCTGGATGAAATTGAAGATGCTGGCTATTACGCCATGCTATACTGCTCCAAGGATTTTCTGGACAGTTACCTCTACCCTGCCGAACTGACTGCCTATGATAAATGGATTGCACAGTACGCATCGAAGTGTACCTGCCCACATCCTTACGGCATCTGGCAGTATACAGGCACCGGCAGAGTATCCGGCATCGCTGGTAATGTAGACCGCGATTACGCTTACAAGGACTACCCTGCCATCATCAAAGGGATGGACAAGACACAACTCCAGAAGCAGCAGCTTCCTTATTCTGTCATCATTTCTGGCAGCGATCTAAACAGCCTGAAGGATCAAATCAGCAAAAAAGGTTATTTTACCTTTATGAGCAACGGAAAACTCTGTGTTGGCAAATTTGCCACTGTGGCAGAAGCCAATAAGACAGCGGCGGATCTGAAGCGCAAAGGGTTTACCGGAAGCGTTGGAAAATGGTAAAGGAGGGATTCGATGGAAATTGATATTACACAGATCGTAGTAGCACTGATTGGCCTGCTGTCTGTAATCATCACCAGTGTTGTTGTACCGCTCATCAAGAGCAAGGTCACAAACAGCCAATGGGAAATGATTACCAAATACGCGCTGGCCGGTGTACAGGCGGCAGAGATCATCATTGGCGCTGGCAATGGCGAAGCCAAATTTGAGATGGTCAGCAACTATATTGAAGAACAATGTGCTGCACACAACATCAAGATCGATATGGACACCATTAAGGTCGCCATCGAAAACGCATGGAAGTCTTTGGGGCTGGATTATATCCACGAAGGTGAAGTAAAACAGCTTTCGACCACACAACCGATCACTATGAGTATGACTATTGAGGAGGAATAATTATGGCACTGAACGCATTTTGGGGCAAGAAGAAAATCTTTATCATCAACCCGACCAACTGTGAACTTGGCAACAAGATTGTTGCTGCTCTGAAAGAGGCCGACTTTAACGGCGTAGAAGCGCTGAACACCATCAACTACAAGAAGATTGCCGACGAGAAGCCGGTGTACATCCTGAGCGTTTTTGAGGATGGCAGACGCATCTCTGTTGTACCATACAAGACTGAGGGTTTTGTAGGTGACAGACTGGGCCATTATGTCACCAAGATGTTTGATGAGGATCGCGCCCGCCATCTATTTGAGCCTTACTTCCACGCTGCCGGTATTGAAATCAAAGAGAACGGCAACGAGGAGCTTTACTGGGAGGAAGCCAAACGTTATACATGGTTCTACGATGACGACAACAAGACTCCTTTCCTTTGCCTGAAAGCAGAGAACAACGAAGCAACTGTCAATGCGGTCGTAGAAGGTATCAAAGATTACTTCCGCAAGTAAACACCAGGAGAGGGTGATGAGGTATGGCAGAGCCAGTCACAGAAACTCTTTGTGTCGAACGAATGAAACTACAGGACGAACGATTCAAGAGAGACAAAGAGAGGCTGGACGCATTGGAAGAAACTTGTAAGGAACTGAAAAATCTGACAACAGAGCTGTCAGAGATTGTGAAGCGTTACGACGATGCTTTTAGAATCCACTCTGAGAAGATCCGGGATAATGAGACGGAAACTCACCAAAATGAACAACGCATCTCTGCCATTGAACAGCGCCCTGCAAAACGGTGGGAAGATCTGAGCGGCGCTATTATTGGCGCTATAGGTGCTGGCATTGGCGGCAGTTTGCTTACTTTGGTGGTGCAGGCGTTGATGCAGGCTTGACAATTTTGACGCATCGTGTTACATTAAGATAAGGGACAGGCTGTCTTGGTCTGTCCCTTATTTTTTCCGCTTGGAGGTCGTACAATGGAGCAGTATAATGTTTACCCACCTCTTAGACTGAGCGATAAAGTAACACACTACTATCCTGAGATTTGGGACACGATGAAAACTTATCATTACCTCAATGGCATTTCTCCTTCGATGAGCTGGAGCAAGCTATGTTATATACCGATAGGTGGCGCAATGACATGTATCAGTTACGATGAGGATACGAACGCTTACAGCGATGATGACAGATTAGCTGTTATTAAATTGGGTGGAATTGTATCGGCTTTAGCTCCTTGGAGACTAAACAAACGAGTTTTTGTGTTAGACGAAAAAACAGAAAAAGCGTTGTGTCAAGATATAGAAGACATGGAAATGCCAACTGATGTTTTGCTGCAATTACCATGTATGTGTTTCTACGTTGATGTTAAAAACATGTTTCATGGCAGTAGTAAAGTGTCTGGGTTCTTTGTACATCTCGAAGACGATCCTAAAAACGATGAGAGAGAGTTGCGTATTTTATTACTATTACAGGACGATATAATACCTATTCCAGTACATATCGACGAACCTACGGTGTCTATGAGTTTGATGCATACAGTGTGGGAAGCAAAGAAAAACGCGGCGAAACCTGATGCACCGGCAGCATTCCATCGTTGTATAAGCGAAGAAGATAATCAGCGAACTTTTAAAACGACTATTCGGTGTCTGCGTATCATTTCGTACATTTGCGCTCAATGTGATTACATCAAACAAACTGAACCCAAACCAGAACCGCCTAAACTACTTTCTTCAGAGGAGTTGGAGGCCGAAATGCAAACGTGGTTTGACAAACGTCTGGCTATGGAAATATATGATCGACTGGTCGAGGAATCGAAGAATCGAAATAATGGTGGCAAACCAAGACGGACGTATTACCCTTACCCAACCCCTGAAGCAAGACGCGCCTATTTAGAGCATTGGTTGACCAAAGAATTTATGAAACCTGCCAAACACACCCTCCGCATGAAATGGACACCAACTATGTTGGATGGCAAAAAGAACGACAAAAACGATCCTGTTATTTTCCATATTATTACAAATGCGTAAGTCATGTTATGGCCTCTATGAAGAAAAAAAATCGGGAGCTGCCCATCTAGGTAGCTCCCGATTTTTTACCCATCAGCCTGCTACAATTTACCAATTAGCGCAATCATTATCATAATCATTGATAACAAACTAACCATTACAAGCAGCAAAGCGAACGCTGGATATTCCAGGTTCAATGCTATCAACGATGACAGGATAGTTAGCATTGTAAGCAGTATCAGGCCGTCAATTGTCCTATGCTTATTCATTTTGATCCGCAAGACGAACCAAATCGGTCGTTTTGTACTTGTCCATTTGCTTACTGCGTCGTTGTGTATAATCTGGCATATAAGGCTGGTTTTCCACTGCCTTTATCAGCTTGCGAGAGACATCTGTTGGTAATCCAACCATCCGCATTGCTTTCAGGATACCAGTATTTGCCTCTACAAGCAACATCTGCATTGCAAGGCCCATACCATCTGGTGGCATTTCAAATGTTGGGAGTCTATCCTCTGCATATTTGTAATATGGGATGTCCGCCCATGGCTGGTTACCTACCTTTACAAGCATCCAGACAATACCGTCTACCACTACTACTTTGAATTTAAAGCCGCTGTTAAACGCTTTGAGTTCGGCCTCTGCAATATTTTTATAGACTACAGCAATTGTTCCTCCTGCATCTGATAAGCTCATTCCGAGATATTCATACCAGCTGGGCGGCAGGACTTTATCACCAACTTTATACACTTGAAACATAATATCAATCCTCCTTATTCGATGCCTGCGTGTTTTCTGATGTCACTGTATTCATGAAGCGTTCGACCGAGTCTTTGAGCTGTGAATCTATTTCTTCTCGGTGTTCGCGATATACCCAATTCAAAGTTGACCACATCGCTTCCTGATTGCCGATCCACCAACTTGCGCTTCGCTGACGTTTGAGCACATAGTCACAAGTCCCAATTAGCCTTTGAATCGTGAGTTCGTCTTTTGCTGTATCGCGGCCACACGCTTTGGCACGCTTGATTGCTTTCATGTTCAACAGGATGGTCTCTTTGCTTTCCTGGATAAATTTATTACGAACTTCCGTTGCTTTCGGGATAGTATAAGGAGAGCCATACAAATCAGCGAGACCCATGGTGCGTGATGCTGCGTTACTCTGCGAGGCTTCTTTGCGCGCCTTTTCTCGGCGGCAATCTGGGCATATGTCGTAATGCTTTTGTGCCCACATCTCCCAACGATCAGCATCGTCGCGATTATAGCATTTGTGTTCTACCTCGAAATTTTTGTTGCAGATTTTGCAAGTGCAAACCGCTGTTGCTTTTGCCATATTATCCTTCTTCTTTCTCCAGATCTGCGAGGATGGACGCAATTTGTTCGTCTGTTAGACCAGTAAAGTCTTCCATGTCCACACCCACAATCAAAATTGGGCCGGAATATTCTGTGCCATGTAGTGTGGTATTATACGGCGCACCCTCCAGCCATCCCATCTCATTGCAGATAACACAACTGGTGTATGTTAATGGTACAGCTTGAATCATACCTCCTACAGCCGCCTGCAATGCGGATAGGGTATTCTCAATTTCTACGACCTCTGGTTTCTGCCCCGGCTTCTTTGCAATAACTTTCATTTGTTGTTCCTCCTTTAATCCCAACGATGGTCTTTGATATATTCATCCCATTCTGCTTTCATATCTTTGATTACTTCGTTATAATCTTCCCCGTTGATAATTCTTTCCTTAGCCTTAATGCCTGCCGTCGATCTCATGTAATGCGGCATGTACTCCCAAGACTCTGCCAAAAGAAAAGCTGCCGCCCTAGGGTATTTCTCTTTGAGTGCGGTTATATCATGCTCTGGATATGGGCGGACACCCAACCCACCTACATCGTCAAAAGACTTCTCAAATTCATAATGCCAATTTTCTATGTCGCGTATCGCATCTTTCAGGATCTTGAGACCTTCTATACCATCGATTTTCTTCCTACGCTCTGCTTTGATTTGCTGTTCTGCATCGAATTGTTTGCTCAGAAATTGAAAAATTTCATCTCTATGAGTACGAATCAAATCTTTGGCATTTTCTTTTTTCATTAGCTGAACGTCCATCACACAGATCCGGCCTGTTTTAATTATTTCTCCGTCCACATAGTCCACGTCAATCTGAATATTATATCTATCAATGATTTCCTCAATCGTCATACGCATCCTCCTTTACTTCTATGACCAGTAAGTCATCAATAGAGATTTTTGTTCCATCAGCCAATAAAAGGATATGGTTATAATGGTCGATGCGCTTACACTGGCCGCGTGCGGTAACACAGCTGCCTCCCTCTTTGGTTTTGTCCGCTACAAAGTACATTACCGTAATGTCCGGGTGCTGCGATGCGTGGTCATCAAGGTATCGTAGTTTCGTATTAAGGTCTGCCTGCTCGTCTTCTGATAGTTCGACTCTCGCCGCTACATATCGGTTTGACTCGTTGATGCAGTCTCCATAACCGGTGACGGCAGCAAAGGGAGCAAATTGAGCTGCACGTTGAACCATCGACATCCGTGGGTGTTTGCGGGATGTTGGGTGTGGTAAATTGATGATGTCGCTGTAATCATCTGGCATAGTTTCATTTGCTCCTTTACTGATTATCTTACTTCGCTTTCTTGTCTAAGATTTTTTCTTGGCCTACGCTCATTGGGACGGACGTGCGATACACAGCCATTATCCAACGGAAATCTTCCATTCTGTCCCCGGTGAAGTTGATGTGTTTGAATAGATCGATGATGTCTCCAGCGTACTCTGCGGTATTAAGCCGTTCTAGCTTATCTGTTAGAAAGCTTGCTGCTGCCTGTGCTCTGGGATTACCTTGTTCCCTTTTGCCTTGTTCGATGGCAAAAAGAATCGTGCTTTCCACGTTCTCTTTGATATTTTCGGCCAATGCAATCTGTTTCTCGCTGCCTTTGAGCGTACTGAGGTGATGGTCAACTGTGGCGGCGGCATTGAGCCTTGCCTCAGTTAGGTTAAATTGTGGTACAAGGTCTGGATGGTCAGCTTTTAACTGGTTAAGATTTTTCAACAATTCTGAGTCTGTTTCGGGGTTTCCAGACAACCCGGGGTTTGAGTCCAGATACTTTTGATAAGCGTCACGGTATGCTTGTTGGATTTGTGCCATATTCCAAACTGTCAT